ATACATATCTCCTATTCGCTCTATATTATTCTGGCTTTTTGTTGTGGGCTAAATTAACTTTTTCCATCTCTTCTGCATAAAAATGACTCACCGAAGGGATTGCGTTAAATTTATCCACAAAGGCATTCCAATTATTCTGAATCTCCCGTTCGATAACTTTCCACAAGTTGGCAATTTCAGCGATATTCACTTCTTTATTGTCAATTTCTACAATTGTACTTCTTTTACCACAGTCTGTTTCCCATACCCAATATGATACCCAAGTATAGCCAGATTCATCAGGCTTGAGATTTAACCCTTTTTCAAGACAGTCAACCAACTCATCTTCCATAATAAGTGTATAACAAGGAAGTAAAGACATATAGTCAAGCGATATTCCGTCATATTTATTTTCAAGGTCGATAATTTCATCTTCAAGTTCATGAATTTTTTGAATCTTGGTAAGATATTTTTCAAAATCATTATATGTAATCATAATTATTCCTCCTTACTGCCTACCTGTTGAGCCAAAGCCGCCACGACTTTTTGTGTCAAGACATTTTACTTCTGTAAACTCAAAATCAGGCTGTTTCTGCGTGATGCGAAACTGACAAACTCTATCGTTTTTATGTATGGTTGTATCTCTCATTGCAATTACAGGCATACCCCATTGGTCATTATCGCCCGAATAAGAGTTGTCAATTACTCCCATGTGGTTTGTCTGAATAATGCCATAATTCTTGTAAGTGCTACTTCTTGGCACAATGTGAGCTTCATAGCCGAACGGCAATTTCATTCCTACTCCGAGTGGAATAATAGCAAACTCACCCTTTTTGAGTGTAACATTAATAGCCGCCCTTAAATCAACCCAATCTCCGTTCGGGATTTGCTTAATCTTTTCGATGTCTGTAAAGTATTTAATTTTAATTTCCATATTTAACTCTCCTTAATTATTTTTTATCGCTAAATGCTTTGACAATTGCAGATATTAAACTGAGTAGTGAACTAAAAATTGTGAAACCCCATACTGCAATAAAACATCCGTTAGGCACTACAATCCCATTTGCGTTGAGTAAATAAAGCGATATAAGAAAAAATATCATTCCCATATATTTGTCGTCCTTTCTATATTAATCAACCATATCCACATAGTTATACAAAATATGCTTTTGCTTTTCTGAATCCGAACCAAATGTAACATCAAGGTGATAATGTCCCATATACCAATGTTCATAATCCAACTTGTTATCAATGTACTGTAGGTATTCGGTTAAAATGTCCGGACTGTACCCCACATTGATACAACTGGAGATAAATTCGGTTGGAGCACAGTGCGTAATTACACAATCTACCTTCCAGTTATACTTATCAAGATTTGCCAATCCTTCCTGCATTTCAGCTTCATTGGGTAATTCTTCTTCCCACCAGTCAACATCCTTTGTGCGATACTGTATATCATGGCTTGATGCACCGCCCATTGTAAAAAATGTTTTGCCGTTAATTTCAAACACTTGTCCACGCATTAGATGATAAATATTATCTTCAATCTGATGTACCTTTCCACCCCATTTTTCAGTTACAGGGTAACGATTCAGCAAGGGGAATTTTTCGTGGTTTCCATCTACAAACAAGGTTGTCCACGGTTTGTTATTAAGCCAATCTCGCCAATACATTTCAGAATTTCCATTATTCCACACTAAGCCAAAGTCACCACAAATAATTAGGTAATCATCTCGTGTTAGATTGTTGCCCATTGGAAATCGTTTAGAACTCAGTTTGTGTATGTCATATTTACCATGTAAATCTCCAGTAATATAAAACATATATTTCACCTCTTTCCTTTTAAAACCTAAATTTTATTCTTCCCACCATGGCTTGCATGAAATTTTTAATCCACTTGTTAATGTTTGAATCATTTGTAAAATATCATTATTGTCAAATACTGCAAATAAATCTGTATCTCTGTATTCCCCAATATTCCAATCGAAATCAAACACCTCTCCATCTTGAGGAATTATACATTTTGCACCAAAATCGCCGTCAGTCACCATAAGTTCTGAAGTTAGCACATCTGGTGTATATCCTGCAAAAACAATACCTCCGTCTGGAAATTGTGCTATTAACGATTCCAACTCACTTTTTGATAAAATTTTCATTCTTCTACCTTTATATATGTTTCCTCGAAGATATCCTGTCTACAAGCATAAATCTCACCTCTAACACCCTGAACTATGTAACTGTTAAAACTGCATTTCATTTCACCTTCAAGTGTATGGATATATAAATCTCCTTCATCTTTATAATAAAGCAAGCCATCTTCATACGCTTTAATTGCCCATTCAGGAATACAATATTTTCCATTTTCAATAAAATCACCTTTGTACTTAAAAGCTTCAATCGGTATTGCTTTTTTAATGTATTTCATATACTTCTCCTTTAAATTAATATATTTGCTAACATTGCACCTACAACAAAAGCCATTCCTAACTCCGTGTAACGATAAATGGCTTCATGCAATTTTTTATTTACATAATACTGGTTTCGCTCTCTAATACGAGTTGTTAAATTAAGCGATAAACAAAACCATAATACACATACAGATATGAGATATATTGTGTCCTTCATAACATTCCTCCTCAATTAATCCATTTAACAATTGTGTTCCCTTTATACCCTTTCTGCCATACATACCAAGCATAAGCTACAGCACTTGATGTTGTGCTTTCAAAATCTCCATTTTTAGCACATAAAAGTCTTGAACTTGATACATAGATTGTCTGTGGCGGGGTGTTATCAAACAACTTTCTTCGTTTTTTACCCTCAAGAAATTGCAGTTTAAGAAACATTGCCACTTTGTTACCTTCTGTAACTGTATCTAACGCTTTCTCAACAAACTCATAAGCATATTTATAAGGTGGGTTTGTAATAATACTGCCGTTCCACGAATTAGGTTTTGACTCTGCTAAAAAATCGAATGTTTCAGACATTCCTCCGTCACGATAAATTAAATCTGTTGACTTAACATTATAACCGTGAGCCTCAAATACTTTAGACAAATGGCATTCTCCACAAGCACATTCCCAAATGTCAGGAGCGAAATCTTCTACTTGAAGTAGAAGTTCAGCAGCTTTAGGTTCTGTGGCATAATAATCATTTGTTTCTCTCTCTTTAAGAGAGTGGTTAGAAGCTCCTAAAACGGAATGAACACTTTTACTATTTCCTGTCCAGTCTTTCAAATAATTCCTCCTTTTAAATATTTAACATAAGTTTTTAATGTGTTTTCAAAAAATCTATCCCATTCGTTTGATAAATTGTATATATTTGACTTCTTCATCAAGTCAGTGTTCAAAAACATATCTTCAACAAAAACAACTGATGGTATTTTATCGACCAACACAAAATTCTTGATATTGTGAAACACAATCCAAGCTTCATTTCTTAACACAATGCTTCCCCAACTATCAGGATACATAAATTTATCTAAGTAATTTTTATCGCAATTAAAATATTTCTGTAATCTATATGTAAGCGGTGTACCTATGTCTTTAGGGGCAGGTCTATGCGATTTAGAAAAGAAATCCCTATGTTTTATCCATAAGTCATTGTCCTTTACAAAACAATGACACTTGCATTTATTCGGTATAAAATCAACAATAAAACTCGATTTAATACCTTTTAATTCTACTGGCTTGACAAGTTTTGATTCTCCGTATAACCTATATGAATAAATTTCGCAATAAGGCGAGTCAGAAAAGTATTTTTCGCAAACTTTCTGTGGTGTTGACATTTCATATGTACAAGGTAACACTTTACAATCATTAGAAACGAACTGATAGTCGGTATAATCAAAATAACTGTCATCATTACAGTCTTTAATCAAACGGAATCTCAAAACCCCATATGCTGTATCTGTTTTGTACCACTCGCGATCACAATTATTGTTTCGATGTTGAATGCCTTCTAACATTGCATTTTTCAGCATTTTGTTAATATACGATAAGTAGTCCCTATTCTCATAAAGTGTTACATTCTCAACGACTTCATCTTTAAAACAAGTTATTGCATCCGTTTCGGTTTTGGCATACACGATTGGTTCATACTCTTTATCTTTTAGTTTTAATTTCCATCGTTTCATTGATTGCTATTAAATGTCGAGTTCCCTTTCTGACAGAATTTCTCTTGCTAATCTCATTGCGGAACTGTGAGCGAATTTACCAAAGTCGTGACCAACCATTTCAACAACATCTTTTTCCTCTTTAAGACAATCATAATAAATGTCTTTTCCAATATTTTTAGCAATTATTCCCATTTCTGTATTGCTCCAATTTTCAGGTATAACTCCATTATCAACCATTTTATGTATAAGTTTACGAACTCTTGCTTTAGTAACAATTGTGTTTACTAAACGCTGATTTTCAGCTTTTTTAGCTAATGCGTCTGTATCAACCATACGGTTTTGTTTGTGTCCTTTCGTTTCACAAAACTGTTCACATACAAGCTTCACATAAAACGGCAATCTTGTGTTTGGATTATTTAAAGTTGTTTGGTTTTTTACAACTACACCTTCTCCGTATTCGCCACCCATTTGTGTTTTACCGATATAAGATTTCACATCGTCCCAACTCGTAAACCTACCTCTGTAAAAGACAGGAACAAATGTGAGATTAAGTTCTTTTACAATTTTTTCTGTTTCTGTTTGTTTTAAATACTGTTGTGTGTTGGTATCATATACATCATAACAATATGCTTTATGGTATTTGTTGTCGGGATATTTTACAGTATGGGGTACAAGCCACTCCATAAACAATATAAGATTACTCCCCAATACCGTTTTAATTAATTCTTTGTCAAGTGTTTGAGACCAATTCCAAGCCCCTCTTAGAGTGTTGGTTTCGTTCAATTCCTTTCTACGACTAAATGCTTTAATGTTATCACTTTCGGCATCGTAACGAATTGAAAAGTTCGCTCCATCAATTTTCTCTTGAATTACAATTTTATCACCTTCCGAAAACGCATCTAAATAATTAGATTTAAGTCTCTCAATATTTAAATAATGCTTCTGCTGTATAATAATCAATCCTTTCTCGGTTTTCTTCCACAACTAAATTTCTCTGGGCAACATCCAAGTGTTTCGCATTTCGGTTTCATAACCATAGGAATTAGTGTTGCCCACTCTTTTGAATAGAGTTTTAACTGCTTTATGTATTCGTTAAAGAGTTCTCTATACTCCCAATACGCTCTCGAACACATTCTCTGTTCTGCCATACTGATAACACTTCTAACATTTCGCTTATCTACAATTTTAGTAGTCATACCCAACGGAAGTAACATTGCAGCATCCTCTCTCTTGACACCACTTTCTTCAAGATTTTTAAGCGTTTGGCTGATAGTGTCAATAGCGTTGTTGTACCAAGTTTTCTGTTCTTCAGTCTGTACTGTTTTGGGAATTATGTATTCAAAGTTATCGTAGTTGACATATCTTGTGCTACTTTGAAGTCGTGTAGGACTGCCACCGATATGTGTATACCATTCCCTAATTACTCTTGCTGAGTAACCTTCAATAATTGCTTCAATGTTTACAAATTCAAACACTCTACCGTGATTAGATTTAATACAATCAAGACCTCGTTTGTAGTTTTTTTCGCTGTCTGTGATATCTTTTCCCCAACATATACCTGCTCGTCTGCCCATTAACGAAATTGGATCAATGGTTGTTTCTGGTAAGATTGTGATTTTACCCATTTAGTTTTCCTTTCTATGTATTTTTATCAAAACAAATTACATCCTTGTTTTATAAATTCAACATTTTTTTGCCTGTACTCTTCGGCAGTTATACCAAATTGTTTGCAAAAACATTTAGCACATAAAACTTCTCTATTATCTGGTTTATTCTCAAAGCGACCACATAACTTATAAAACATAGCAATTTCGTTTTCCTTCATCACACAACCACAATTTCCACAAACTCTATTAAAATATTTTTTAGCCATATTTTCTGAGAGTCCTTTAAGTTCGGCATACCATCTCACATTTTCTTCGGTTGGCTGCCTTTTTAGAAAAGCAGTGTTTTTACACACAGGTCTTTTCCAAGCTCCATTCACCCATTCTTGCTTGGTATACCCTAACCTTTTGCCTGTGGCTACATCATATTGTTGCTGTGCAGCCTTAACAAACCATTCATATTGATGTGGCTGATGTATTTTTATTAATTCATCTTCATAGTTTGAAGAATAAGGACAGATTACACATCCAACTCTATTTGCACCATTTAAGTATCTCTGGTTAATTGGTAGATTCTTTATCATCAGGAGTAGCCACACATCTATATTTTGTAAATCTATAATCGGAGCTAATTTAATCCATTTTTTTGGAAAACACGAAGAACCAAATAAAGATTTATTAAAATCATAATCCATAAAAAATTCATATTTTGCTCGCTTAGTGCTTTCAAACTTTCTAACACCTAATACCTGTGCAATTTCTGCTTCTTTGTCAAATACCTTTTGTGCTTGTCCTTCTTTATACACGGAACAACAGGAGCGTCTGAATATTGAAGGCAGCATGTAATTCTTATTTTGTATCCATTGTCTCCATCCTGTTTTGGGATTTACAATCCTAATCTTGGGGATTTGCTTAATTCTTTTATATACATCTGCTGTTTCGTTTGAAGTATTGAAAAATACAAATTCATAATCAGGTGCAAAACCAATAATATCTAACATATCATTCCAAATAGCCATTGTGAGTTCACTATCTTTACCACCTGAATGATTTATCTTATATATCTTTTGGGGATTGTTTTTTACATAATCAGATAGTCTGTCTACACATTTATTATATAAATTATTTACTCGTTCTTTTTCACGCTCTAATGTATCTTCCAGTGACACAGGAGTGTAGTTTTTAAATAAAGACCTGTTGTCTTTTATTACAGAAAATTTCCCTCCATTTTCAACTTTAAATTTCAGTAAATAATCTGAAGAATATAAATCTACCCAAACAGTTTTTGTATCGCCGCCATATATCCAACACGCATCTGGAAAAGGTGCAATTTGAGGTAATCGTGATTCGATAAACTTTTTTTCTTCGGCAAAAATTGGCTTTGCTTTATATCTGTTAGTTGCTATCTCCATTGATTGTTTTATTTTACTCATTACATCATCCTCTCTATATCTGATAAGTTGGAAATAATAATTGTGTTCGTGTCTTTATTATGTATAACTTTGGCATCGGTGTCTAAATGCAAGATTAGAGATTTGCTTTTTGCTCTATAAGGATGAAGAATAATCTGTGTAACAGTGTCGGCAAACAATTTAAAACGAGAACATCTGCGTTCGAGAACTGATAAATCAATCGCTTTAGTTTCAATATAGACTTCATTACACCAAACTAACCCATTATCAATATCAATATTGTTTGCCATAAAGGTGCTGAGTTGCGACAACTCAAAATCTACCGTTAAGCCGTTTTCCCCAATAACCGTTATGTATGGTTTAAATTTAAACATCTTCAACCTCCTTAAAGGATATTCTGTCCGTCAGCATTCTACTTTCAAGACACATCTTGTAAGTACACATTGCTTCAAGTTGCCTTGAGTAGATTGCCCTTGAGGGCTTTGGGACAAACGAAAGTTGTCCGTTGTCCCATTTATTAAGAAACACCCTCAGTTTACTAATCCTATCTACGAGTTCTTTATACTCGAATAAAAGTCTGGTTTTATAGTCATTCATTGGTTATCCTCCTTTTCAAAATAAAATTTCACAGGCTTTTCAACTTCCTGAATTAAACCATATTTTTTTGCTAAACGATAAATAAAAGTCTTTTCGAGTCTTGAAGTTAGCTTGCCTAACTGCCTTCTAAAATCTTCAATAGGCATTGTTGATTTATAAAAATTACACATTCTGCAAGCAGGATTGTAGTTTTCAATATCATTTACACCGTTATACCAATACACACTTTCAATATGGTCAACTTGCATATCCTTTAGTTCAAGTTCACAACCGCAATATGCACAATGTCCGTTGTATTTTTCATATACTTTAAATCTTACTGGTTTAGGGATAGGTTTTCTTTTCATTTTATCACCCCTCAATTGTGTTTATTTCAAGCGTTGCTTCGTTGACAAATTCAATGTAGATATGATGAGTTCTATATTCCAAATAACTAACTAATTGTGTTGGTGGTGTTTCGTTGGTAATCAATGCCGATATAATAGTCTCAATTACTTGGTCAAATTCATTCTCTGATATTGTCAGTGATATACCGGCGTTAGGGTTGTCCTGTACAAAACTAAGCAAGGACTCATAATCAATGTTCTTATGCAAAACTAAGCTCCTCCTTTGACTTATACTTCTCTTTATATGAACCGTGTCTATTTGTGTGTTCAGCAAGCATTTCCCATTTACTATCTTCTACCAATTCGTCAATGAGTATCTCATCATAAACGCCCTTAAAATCGTTTGTAATTAACGAATCTTTATAGATGGTGATTGTGCCTGTTGTAAAAGAAATACGGTCATAGGTTAAATATGACGAAGTATTCCAGTATGTATCGCTCGTAATCGCCTGTTCGAGAATTGAAACAGAAATTTCGTCAAAATCTTTGTTATCCTTAAGTACAATAAGGTAGTTGTAATTTTCATTACTGCAACGCTTAATTGCTCTTGCAAGAGTTCTATCTGTCAAGTAATAAATCATATATATCTCCTATCTGTTGTCATCATATAAGCCACTCTCTTGTGGCAATGCGGACAATCTGTTATATATGCCAAACCGTCTGAAGTTAATATTAGTTTGTAGTCATCCTTATCTGCTTCAAAAACACAGTTACATCTATGACACTCAAATCTGATTACAGGCGACTTCAAATTCCCTTGTCTAATAATTTGAATCATTTCATTCACTCCTGCTAACAAGTTTAGCCATCGTACTAAGCAGTTTATGTACACAATAGCGATTGTAAACAGCTTCGTTTGCTGTATAAAAATAATCTTCTCGGTACTTGCGAATAACATCTTCTACATTGTTTCTTTGTATACCTTTTGCTTGTAAAAGCTTTCTAAGTCTCTTGTGTGTCATTACGACCTTCCTTTCGTTGCATTTGCAACATATTAAAATCTTTCTTTTAAAAATATTCTTGAATTTCGTATCCACACCACGGACACCGAACATACATGCAGTCATCATATATAAGGTCTCCATAATGTGTTTCATTGATATTAAAACGAAATTGACAATGACATCTCGCACATTCTTTTTTGTACATTGTTTCAATCACTTGCAACTCAGGTTTGCCTCGCCTAATAATTTCCATTGTTACACTCCTCTCTTATTTCATATTTGGCTTGATACTTGTCGTAAGTAAGACCTTCCCATAACACAGGTATTTTCTGATAAGTATATTCCATATCACTCTCTGTCCAATCATATTCTTGAATGTCGTAATACGCCTCAACACACTCACGAGAACAGAAAACATTGTCGTATTTATCTCAAAAATATGTATAGTCATATCTTAATTTGTTACTACACTGACGACAGACTGCCATAACTGGTGGATCGAGAGCATGAGGACAAGTGGGTTTGCAAGGCAAGTTTTTGCATACATTACACATCTAATTCTCCTCAAAATTAAAAATTCCATAAATTTCTGTGTTACACCAAGGACAAACAATCCATTCATCCCAGTCCTCGTCCTCCCAGTCGTAACTTATGTTTGTGGCATAATGTGTGTCATAATCATCATATTGAAATACACATCCACATTCTGAACAGGATATTGTATTTGGTTTTGATGGTTTGATTTGCAACTCAGGTTTGCCTTGTTTGATGATTTTCATTGTCGCACTCCTTCATCCAAGTAGATAAGCGTTGTTCCATTTCAAAAAGTATAATATCTTCAAGTTGTTGAAGTTTGTTATGCAAGAGTTTTTTACGCTCGTCATAATCCTTAGCATTATTATCGTCAATCGCCCAATAAGCCCAGTCTTTCAACTCCCGATAAATGTCATTTCACATTTGCATACCCAGTTCCCTGACGCCAACATTCTGACGACTTACACTGTATTGACAATTTTCATCTTCCGTTATGATAATCGTGTCTAACAAGTCAAACACAATCCAATAATTCATACCCTCGGCATCGAAACATACAACTTCGGGTTTTTGATTGCTAAAAACATTGTAGAAGGCATTCAGTAGAACTACAGGCACATCGTCTATATAACTCAATTTGCCTGTCCAATCGCCAATTGTAATATCTGTCCAACCGAGTTGTGGTTTTGAAAGCATTAAATCACTCCTTTGTATTTGCGGTCTTGATAGCTTCTAACAACCAAGCAATAACATCTACCGTCCAACCATTTCCTAAGCATTTATATGCTTGATTATCACTAACGACACTAAAGTCAAAGGTGTCTGGTACAGTTTGGAGTTTTTTACATTCTGCAATAGATAACTTTCTAAATTGATACAATCCATCGCTGAGGTTGATTGGATATGTATTTCCTTTAATGTTTACAGTTTTATCTGAAACGCTATAACACAAAGAATTTTGGTTATGCTCTTTTTTTGAATTGAATGGTACTGCATATAACCCTGTTTTAGCTCCAACACCACCTCCATTAGCAGTTAAAGACACTCCTTTATTATCAACCGAGTACAAACGAAAACCTTGACTATTACTTAATTCCCCATTTGGTCTTGGCAAAGCACCAACCTTCTTAGGAGTGAAACCCGTTTCTAATGGTTCTGCTACCATAGTCCTTTGCTTTCTCTCAAGCGTATTCCAAATGACAGCTCCATTGTAACTTTTAGTCAAACAATAAGACTTATCTGTCCATGCTTTTCCACTATCTAAAATATCCTTTACTTTAATTCCAAGATTTGGTGGTTGGTTTATTGGCACTTGCTGATAAGTACCATCATCTTGTCTGCAACCTACCCAATATAATCTCTTTCGTTGTTGTGCCGATAGTAAAGCTGAATTAATCATTATAGCTTCAATGCCAAATGCTTCATCAATGCTTTTGCGTATATCTTTACTCATAGAATAGTTGTTTTCATAGATGAAATATTTGGGTTTAACTGTATTTAATGCCTTTATGTATTGTTGAAACAAATCCCATCCAAGACCGCTGGCTTCGGTTTCACGGTTTTTTCGTTGTGCAATTGACCAATAAGTACAAGGACTTCCCCCCATAAGAATATCAATATTTTCATATTGTTTATAATCAGCATTAAAAACATCACCGTGTTGTTTTATATTAGGAAAATTATGTTTAGAAACTTGAATTGCGTATTTATCTATTTCGTAGGCATCGTAATTTTTCACTGTAATACCTGCTCGTTGCAAAGCAAGCATACCACACGACATTCCATCAAAAAGAGACAATACATTGATATTATTTAAAACTCGTGTTTTATCTGCCATTTTTACACCTCTGGATTTGTTGCTGTATGATATTTTGCTATTGCTTGTGTGTATTCACTTGCGGTATTTTTCAAATCTATTTCGGATTCAGTTTTAAACTTATGAATTTTATATATTCCAATAACTTCACTCAGCACTTCAGCACCACGCATAATCATATCAATGGCATTAGTCGAAAGGTTTTCGCTATCTGTAACACAAATTGCAACACTCTCTTTTCCATTAACATTTCGTGTTAGAACCATATCTCCTTTATTAAGAGATTCATTATCTGGGACTTTGTATGTATATCTTTTTGCGTTTTTATCCTGTATGTGTCTTACTTGTACAATATACATTTATCATTCTCCTTCTTAATTCCATTTTTTCTTTGTAAGATAGGTTGGACGGAGCACAGAAGGTTTTAATAAGCTCCGAGTCAATGTTTTTGTCTATAATCATACTATTGTATTTCTTACCTTTACCTTTGTATTTGTCTGTAACCACCTCAATCTTACTATTATTGCTAAATACAAACGAAGCATATCCTTTTGTTATGTGTGTGTAAATCAAATCATCACAATGCGATACAATATGGTCACACACAACAGTAAAACCACTTCCATCTTCTTGCATTACGACAAGTACCATTAGCTCATCTAACTTTTGACACTCTTTAATGATGGCGTCAATCTGTTTTCTGCTCACAAAATGAATCATTTATCGTTCTCCTTTTCATTTCAACAAACATTTGTTTAATTGAAACAATTTAATCTGTATAAATCGTAATTAAGTTACCCAATTTACGATAACCGAAACAAAGATTGCCACCATCGCAAATCAGAGCCTGTTCATTTTCTGTGAAATTGAACGGATTACTTAACACCTTGTATGTAATGTTACCGTAACCATATCCCTTCTGCGTGTAACACATATAATTCTGCAAATCGTCTTGTGTAACATCGTACTTCTTTGTGTAAAAGTTCAGCCAAATCAATTTTGCTTTCGGTGCAAGTTTCTTGTATATTGCAAGATTTTCTTCACAAAGTTCTTTCTCATTAGGCTTAAATGCCCACCCTGTATTTATCAATGAATTACCTCCTCGACAATCTTCGTTCTTGGGACATACATTCTTCTACGCTGTTTGTCCTCAATTTTTCTGGTCTCTCCCAGAACTTTCTGTAATGATTTTAACGCATCAGAATGTGACTGAATCCATTCTACTAATGGAGCATTAAGTTCTACACTATCTTTTGCTTTTCTACGGTTCTCTCTAACTTTCGTTAAAGCTTTCCCAAGTTTGGCAGTGTCGTGATACGACACATCTTCAAGTTCAAGTTTATGTAAGATATCTTGTGTTTCGTAGTCGTGCAATGATTCGTTTTTAATATTGTTTTGAAAATCTTCAGTTGTTTGTGTGAAAAAGTTGATTGTATCTTCTAACTCTTTAGCTGTTTTGATTTTCGTCATCTCCTTTAATAATTTGTGATTAAAACTTCCGTTGAACTGTTGCCTGTTTTTACCTTAGTTTGATAGTTACAATTATTGTAATCTTTGATTAGATAATGTGTGTTGTAGTTCTTACTCCACTCTTTAAGAATTGTATTTTCTTTACCTTTGTGTTCTGTAACATTCGACAAAGCAAATTTGCCACCTTTTGAGTTAATAATGTCAAGTAAATTAAGAAGCTCTCTCTCATAATCTTCTGACCATTTACAAAAATAATCTCGTTCATATCCACCAACAGTAATAAGATAAGGTGGATCACAATAATAGAAAGTGTTATTAAATTCTGGCGAATCTAAATTCAAATTATGGAAATCGCTACTGTAAAAACTAATATTTTTCTTGTCGATAGCTTCTATGTATTTTACAAGTTTATCCTCTAACGACTTAGAGAAGTAAGACCTGCTTGCACCAGACGGCATATTAAACTCTCTATTCTTATTAAAGGCTATTTGATAGTTGAATGCGTGAGTAATTAAGCAATATAAAACTACTGCATTTTCTCTATCAAGCTTATCTTTCAGATTTGTATTATAGTAACTTCTTAAATTAAGAAATTCTTGCTTACTAAACTTGTTCAATTTGTATGTATCAATCATTTCTTTAACTTCGTCTACAAATTTGCTATCAAGATTTCTGAAGATATTAACGAGTGGTTTACATTTGTCGTTATACACAACCTGTTTTGCATTCACATTTAGTGAAACTTCTCCACCCCCCCCCGAACAAATCTACAAATTTATCAATTTTCTTCGGAAAGAGAGGTAGAATCTGAGGCAGCAATTTATATTTACCACCAATATAATTAAAAGGATTTTTCAAATAATCTATATTTACCATCTCCTTATCGTGTTACTACTTGTCCTGATTTCAAACTTTCTTGAACTTTGATTACTCTTTGGTTTGATGAGCCACACCAAGCAAGAGAAATATCTTTTTGTGACTCATCATATTTACCGTCAACAAGGATGTCTATATAAGGTAAGATTTCGTTTACAATAAACTTAGATTTCAATATCTGTTCGTATGTATAACCTGTATATAACCATATTGTTTTGCTTGGTAGTTTGGTCTTGACCGTTTTTACAATATTAGATACCTGTTGTTGATTTACTTGTTCCAATGGGTGTCCACCTGAGAGCGTTAGCCCCGATATATAATCAGGACTTAACGCTTCAAGCAATTCAGTCATAGTGTCATTAGTAAATGGTTGTCCGGCTGTAAAACCCCAAGTTGAAGGATTTTGACAATTATAACAATGTATGGTGCAACCGCTTACCCATAGCACAACTCTGACTCCAACTCCATTGGCAATGTCGTGTTTAGTGATTTTTATATAATTCACTCGTCGTTGCCACCCAAATGTACATATCTTTCTTTGATCTCTTGTGTTCTTCCTTGATTCCAGAAGTTAGTTCCTATATCCTTTTATACCCTCGGTTTCCCGATATTTATTAGGGGAGTAGACTATACAATATCATTGTTTGCATAAGAAACAATTCCCCGAAATTATAGTCGTTGAGCGTCCTCCATCAGCATTGCCTGTTAAGGAGTTTCGTTGCGTAAGAGTGACTTGCACACTCGGTAATCCCTTGCTTAATGTTTTTATGGTTTCTATCCTATCGGACTGACAGATTTAATCCTATACCGCATTCACACTTGCCGTTTCCAGCTATGTTGTAGCCATTAAGGTTATGGGGACTTCCCCGCAGTTTATTCGGTTTAAAGTGGGCTTATAACAAACCCACAAGTTCTCCGACAGATGTTCAATTTACTTTCATCTGTATTGCCACAGTTTGGACACCTCCAAATAAGTTTACCGTTTTCATTTTCTATTACATCAATCTCTCCGTCATATCCGCACGCTTGACAGTAATCACTTTTAGTGTTGAGTTCAGCATACATGATATTGTCGTAGATAAATTGCATAACAGACAGGACAGCTTCTGTGTTATTTTGCAAATTAGAAGTTTCAATGTAACTAATTGCACCGCCCAGACTTAATGCCTGAAACTGTGATTCAAGTTTCAGTTTTGCAAAGGCATCAATAGGCTCTCTGACATTTACATGATAACTATTTGTAATGTAGTTCTTGTCTGTAATACCTTCAATAATACCAAATCTTCGCTGTAAACATTTTGCAAACTTATATGTTGTACTTTCAATTGGAGAACCATACAGCGAAAAACCTAAATCAAGTTGCTTATTCCATTCATCACACTTTTTGTTCATATATCTCATAATATCAAGTGCGAACGGTGTTACTTCCGGATCTGTATGAGATTTGCCTGTCATATACTTTACACACTCATACAATCCTGCATAACCAAGTGATATTGACGAATAACCACCGACAAGCAACTTATCAATGGTTTCACCTTTTTGAAGTCTTGCTAATGCACCGTGTTGCCAAATAATCGGAGCTACATCCGACACTGTTCCTTTCAGCCTCTCGTATCTGCACAAGAGGGCTTTATGACACAGTTCCAATCTCTCATCGAAAATCTTCCAAAACTTCTCTTTATCTTTGCCTGACGATAAGGCTACATCAACAAGATTGATTGTAACTACGCCTTTGTTGAATCTGCCATAGAATTTGTATTCACCATTTTCTTTGTACGGTGATAAAAAGCTTCTACACTGACTGTTCGGTATCAACAGTCTGGACTATATCTTTGGGAGTTATTATGCTAACTCGCTCACTCCGCACTTCCATCTGTATCATTATTCAGATGTACTCTACTCACTTCATCACACAAAGCTATTTGTGCTATGCTTTCGATAGTCTCTTAACCTTACGCATACACAAACTTATACTTGTAACAATTGTTTGATTCTCCTTTCAATATTCTTGCTACTTTATGTCTATCCAATTGTAAATCCATTGATAATTGTCGAATAGACGGGTATGTATTAATAAGTTTGCCATTCAAATATACAGATACTTTTGTTCTATTTTTATGTGTTCGATTACCACTATGCCAACCGTGATAAACATTTTGTGAATTTGTACACCATTCTAAATTTTCAGGATTGTTATTTAGTTTGTTGCTGTCAATATGATTCACATATTTAAAACCATTAGGATTCGGCACAAACACATTAGCGATTATTGTATGAACTCTGTATCTGTATTTTTTATTGTTCTCACTTCTTGTGATGTGGGCATATCCATCTACGCCTATATACGGCGACAACTTATGCCCTTTTGCATTATATATATTGCATTGTTCATCCACATAAAATCCTTTGTATTCTTTTAACATTCGTCATATTACAAAGCTTGTATATGCGTCTTGGCACAGGATAGTTCAAGTCTAAGTTTCACCCCGAAAGTCCCCTGTTAGCACATTACTTAACTGTCATTTCCTACAGTTCCTATTCGTGTAATGCACACCATTTTGATTTATGTTCACGGAGTTTTAGATGAGCCATTTAACCCATCGAAGGGAAACAGTTTCCTTCTTTTAGCTTTTTCATCACCTTTTCAGATATATAATCTGGAACAAGCCTTTTAGCCGAGCACTTTGCAGCTAATTTTGTTAAATACCAATACTTGCTGTCCTTTGTAATGTTATCCTCCTCAAGCACATAAATAAGCTTTGGAAACGCAGGTGTAATCCACACACCCTTTTCATTTTTTACGCCTTTATATCTTTGATTAAGTGTTTCTTCAATAATCATAGCGAGGTCGTGTTTCTCTTGCTCATTGTTAGCTTCATTAAGATACATAAACACTGTGATAAAAGGAGCTTGTCCATTGGTTGTTAAAAGTGTTTCCACTTGATATTGGATTGTCTGAACACCTTTGTTGATTTCCTTTTGAAGTCTTTCTTCGGCTATCTCGGCAATCTTATTTTCGTCAGTTTCAAACCCACACTGACTCCATTCTCTTCTCAACTCATCTTTAATGTGCTGTCGGCTAATATCCACAAACGGTGCGAGGGCAGTAAGACTGATACTCTGTCCACCATATTGACTGCTGGCAACCTGAGCTATAATCTGTGTTGCAATTGTACAAGCCGTTGAAAAACTATGTGGTTTCTCAATCATAGTGCCACTAATAACCGTTCCGTTCTGGAGCATATCATCAAGATTACACAGGCAGCAATTATAAGTGTGCTGTGCAAAATAATCCTTGTCGTGGAAATGAATAATTCCTTCTCTGTCAGCCTCAACAATATCTTGAGGAAGTAAAACTCTATCAGTCAAATCCTTGCTGACCTCGCCTGCCATATAGTCACGCTGTGTAGGAATGATAGTGGGGTTTTTATTTGAGTTTTCTTGTTTGATGTTCTCATTGCTTAAATCAATCAGTGAAAGGATTGCATCGTCAGTAGTGTTTTTCTTGCGGATTAAACTCTGCTTGTATCGGTAAAGTGTGTATCTTTTTGCCAAAGAAAAACAGCCGTATTTGTCTATGTATTCTTCAATTAAGTCCTGTATATCTTCAACTGAATAAATTCGCTTACTTCGTCTGAGCTTATCATAAATTCTTGTAGCAATATTTTTAATTTCATCATCAGACAATGTTTTTTCGTGGTTCTGAAGGGATTCACTATTTGCTTTTCCAATTGCAGAAATAATCTTATTGCGGTCAAAATCAACTTCTCGACCATCTCGTTTAATTACTTTCATACCTATCACCCGTTCTTCCTGAGAATATCACCATATGGAAGATGGCTAAAGTCAAGCAGGTTATGACAATTGTTACAAGATATTCTCGCTGGAATTTTATCGTGAAATGTGATTGTCTGTATAATCTTGCAGATAGGGCATCTGGTAACAACCTGTAAAGCACATGTATTAGAAAAAGCGTTCACAGAAGAAGGGGAGTGATACATGTATGTACGAATAATGTCATCTTCATTTATGTATGCGACTTTATTTTTTTTACTCGTGTTTTCTTGCCATTCTTTTTTGCCAAGTTTTACACCTTTAGCAAAACCCCTAATGTAATCAGCAGAACCTTCAATTTTGTGTGGATTATCTTCTACATTTTTTACGAATAAAACATCAATTTTATGTGCATTTGCGTACTCAATTTCCTTGATAACACCTGTCGAATCGTACCATTTTTCGCCTGTCACCCATATTTCATCACACTCTGCAAGCTGATATAGACAAAGTTCAAGCCCATCTTCATAAGACATATCGTTGTACAGAAAGCTAAACATATGTAACGGTGAAATAAACATATAATTCGGATGTTTCTTTTGCTGTGTTTTAATTATTTCTTCAACCTCTTTGAGATTGTTTTTGTCACCACCGTATTTGTGGCTGAGATAAACTGTTTTTTCAAATTGCTTCATTCAATTCCTCCTATTTATTTTTTACTATCAGTAAATTCAAAGCATACGCATCACCTCCTTTTATTGTTACCTTTAACCCTGTATTAGTCTTTATTTTTGATTGTAATTCGCAACTCTACTGTTTTACCATCCTTTAAATCCCATTCATACCCACTTGAGATTTGCTTTGGGGAAGAAAACCCACCCAACAATTTATTTACCATATAATCTCTAACAGCTCCAATTGCTTCATCTGTAACTTCAGATTTGTTTTGCCACATATATTTGTTTTTATGGTTTAATGTGCCGGCGTATATGCCAAAAGCACCACAACCAACATGATATTCTGCCATTTAAGTTCTCCTTTTTTGTTGATTTTTAAACTTCATATCTGTTAATCTCTTTAGCTGTCAATCCATATCACGCTCCTTTTTTTCTGCAATAAGATGCAAGCCTTTGTAACAATCATCACATATCTGTATTTTAATTTTTCTCTTACTTTCGATAGGAATCACAATCTCACTACTGGAATCAGTATCCATCATCCCTACATAAAATTCCTTCATTTTAACATTGTGCGGATTTGAGATAATTTTGTAACAACTATCACACTGATAGACTCTCATTTACTTTCACTTCCTTGTAAAACTCATATCTGTTATCTTTGTTTTCAGCTTTTATTGCAATCGCTAAATCTCTTGTGCCTATTTCGTCTACACTGTCAATACTTTCCATTAATCTGTCAATTAATACAATTTTTTCACCGTTTGCAACTACATCAAGCACATCAGAACTACAAACTGCTTCGTACTTCCTCATTTTTTACACCTCTTTCATTAATTTTCTTTGAGAAAAAAACTCCGCTATCAACATACTTCTCAAGGCTATCTCTTGTCATCACTCTTCATCTTCCTCAATAGGAATAGGAAGATTCCAACACTTAACGCAGTTACTCTGCTCTCTACATTTCCTGCTATCGTTCCATCCTAAATCAGAGGGGCAAAGATGCGGAGTACCGTCATCCTTAAGCGGAGTATTTGGAAAGATTTTCAAAAGCTCACTCAAATAAGTCCTCTGCGGATGTTCATCGCTCCACCGCTGGACTATTGAAATTGCCTTCTTAGGATAATGCATTTCCAAACACCCACACGATAAACCTTCAGATGTACCGTTGTTTTCATTATACAAAGGACAGTCACTACAACTAATTTCACATAGTCCCTCCTTTGTTCTTTTTGTCATCCTTTGCTTTTCAGCAAAATAATTTTCAGTCTTAGAACAATCAATCATTATTAATCTTCCTTTCTATCCATTTTTGCACCACAATAAGGACAATAATTCTCTTTAATTTTTACCTCTCTACCACACTCAACATGAAACCATCCTTCAAGTTGCCCGTAGGCGTCTCGGATTTCTTCCCACTTTCCGTGTTTAATCTTTTGCATATCACACACCGTAGCATGATTGGGTTTACTACCGTCAACTTCGATAATATGTTTAACTGTTTCGGCATTTCGTTTTGAATTAAAGTATATCGTGTTTATACTACCGTCTGCGAACGGTATATCCAATGCATAGTCACCGCAAAAATCACGGATTTTTAATTCTTTTTCAATCATTGTTTTCACGCTCCTTTAACGCTTTTCTGCAATCTTACTGTCAACTCTACTGTTCCATTTTATTGCAGCTTCTTCTTTAGTCATGCCTCTTGCGCCTAAGCATCCACATTGTACGCAAAATACATTGTATCCTGCATCACTTCCTATTATCTTTTTGTGTTCCAATTTTGCGAGAAGGTATTCGTCAGTTCAAACGGGCTTAACTGTCATTACTTTTGGAAATTCAGACAAATTCGTGCCACAAAACGGACACGGCTTTAAATCTATTTTTGACATTATTCTTCACTGTCCTCAATAGGCTGATTCCAACATTTTATACAGTTACGGGCATTTCTGCAATCATCTATACTCATAAGTCCTAACGTATGTGGACATATACCTTTAGGTGTTCCGTCATCATCAAGCTCCGCATTCGGATAATGTTCTAGGAATTCGGTCAAATAAATCCTCTGCGGATTTTCATCACTCCACTTCTGAATAATTGAAATCGCTTGCTCAGGGTAGGACTTTTCAAGAGTTTCACACGAAATACCTTTGCCATTCTTTGACCAGCCCAAAGGGCAGTCATCACAATTAAGTTTACATATATATTTATGTTTTTTTATCATCCTTCTCTTTTCAGAAAAGTAGTCTTTAGTTTTCGAGCAATCAATCATTTTTTGCACTTCCTTTCCCAATCTTTCTCCATAGTCTTGTACTTCTGCCTTGTATTTTTCCACTTTCTGTTTTTCCAAAGCCATTTAATACAAAACAATTCGTGTCTGATTTTATTTATCATTCTATATCACTCCAATCCAAAGCCTGACCGCAATCCATACAATAGACGTTAGTTTTAAACACTCTATTAGTTTGCTTCCCAATTTTATTAAGTTCACCCCTACAAAAAGGGCATATTCCCCAAGTAACAACGGGTGTGCAAATATCTAAAGGCTTTTTAGGTATCTGCTTTTCAACCGCTTGTTTTGCAATTTTAAGAGCTTCAATATTTTTGATATAAAAATCTTTTCCCATTTTTGAAAATTCACCTAATGTACCTTCTTGTGCAATCATCATATCAATTTTCTTGATTATTTCTTCGTTTGTCATTACTCTTCACCGTCCTCAACAGTCTGATTCCAGCACTTAACGCAGTTATTATCACAATCATCTATGTCCGTCAGTCCTAAATTATATGGACATACGCCTTTAGGTAGCCCAGTATCATAAAGCTGAACATTTGGATAATGTTCCAAGAACTAGCTCAAATAAGTTCTCTGCGGATGTGCATCACTCCACCGCTGAACTATTTCTATTGCTTTTTCAGGATGATACATTTCAAAACTTATACACGATATATATTCAGATATACCGTTATTTTTGCTACATAAAGGACAGTCACTACACTTAATTTTACATATTTCACTCTTTGCTCTTTTCGTCATCCTCAACTTTTCAATCAAGTAATTTTCAGTTTTTGAACAATCAATCATTTTTTTACACCTCTATTAACTTTATTGTATTTTCTCTTTATCATATTTTGCCTGTCTTTCTACAAACTTGTTTACCCATTCTGTAGTTTCTGGCATTGTTTTGAGCAAGGACACACAGTTTTTAACATCTTCCTCGGTGCGATTTGAGATTACATAGTCAACTTTTTCTTCAATATCTTTAAACTCTTTACGGTCGTTTATAATACGCTCCATAGCTTTTACAGTTCCTGTTTTACTGTCTTTATACCTTTTCTTCATTCTCAAGAATCTTTCAACAGCAGGGCAATCTATCAGTACAGATTCAATTAGTTTATCGCCTTTATAATTATTCTTAAAATCTTCAAATCCTCTCGGATCAATTATGTAAAAATCAGCGTCATCAATTTGCTGTTGAGTTGCACAATATCTATAGCCATTAAATTCGGTATAAGCCACGATATTGGTCAGTTTATCAAACTCCTCATCTGTCACAAAAATATGTGAGTTTGGAGATTCGTTATCTCTTCTTGGTCGTGTTGTATAAGATACGACCTTTTTGCGGTTATATTCCTTACAAACTTTGTCTACTAAGTAATCCTTACCAGAGCCTGAAGCTCCGAGAACTAATACAATTGATTTAACAACCATTATTGCCTCCTTTTAGTAACTACTGAAATAAACATTATCTACCACTGCATACGGTGTTCCAAATGAATGATAATAACTCATTCTGAACGCTGTGACATTATAATCTCTATCACCACTCAATATCCTTTGAGCAACCGAATAAGACAACTCGCTCGAATCTCTTGTGTAAAGAATACCTGCCACATTGAATGTATTATAATCAAAAGCTACTGCTCTCAATCCACCGTTACTGTCAGCTAAATTCATTGCTGTTGAACCTACCAACCACTGACAATACTCGCTACAATTACCCGCTTCGCAATAAATTACTCTTGCTAACAAATCTACCTCATCTGACGATGTGTTATATGTATTATTTGATTTTGTAATAGTTTTTGTTTCTGCTTGAACTTCAACTTTTTCTGTTGGCGGTTCTGTAGAAGGAGAGGTTATTTTAATCTTTTTCTTGTCTTTTTTAGTTTTCTCAGTTGGTTTTACTGTTGCTGGTTCTGTTGTGACATGCACGGTTGTAGGTTGCGTTGCTGATTTGACTGCCGTATCTTTAGTAGCTGTATCTTTTGTTGCCATATCTCGTGTTGCAGTGTCAGGGGTGGAGATGTTTGGTTCTCCACAAGCCGAAAAGCCAAACATCATACCTAACATTACCCATAAACTTGCTATCTTCTTACCAAATCGGATATAATCACCCTTCCTTAATTTCCCATTTTCTAAATTTATCCACATAATCATCAGTGAAAAACCCTCTGATAATAAGTGTTTGTGGCTTATTTGTGTCTACAAGCATTAATCCAAGTAGACTTTTACCGGACAACACTTCCTTACCCTGTGCTACCTCAATAATGCCACTCATTAATTCATCTGCTATGTGAAGAAAATCGTCAAAATCATCTCGCTGAAGCTGAATGTGTAACATTACTGTTCTATGTATTTTGTTTTCCATAGCTTACTCCATAACTGAGCCTACTGCCCACTTACTAATTACTGAGTAGATGTCCTTGTCGCACACACAAGTAATAGTATTCCAATCAACATTATGTGCTGCTTTAATCTTTGCTCTTTCAGCTCTTTCAACACCGTTTGCAAGAACAAGAGTTGCAAGAAATGATTTGCCACTGATAGACCAATCTTTGCCATTTTCGTCTTTGCCGATAAGAGTTACTTCTTCGTCAATCTGACTTACAGCTTCTGTAAAATTCAATACATCCTTAAATGTAACAAGTTCAATTTTTTGCCTCATTCAATCACCTTTCTTAATTACATTTTTTAATTTATGTTCCATAATACATTTGGTCTAATTACAAGTGACGGTCATTATAAGTAAAATAATACATCACATATCGTTTAAGATCCAACAATATGTGTATTATTTATTTAATATTTAGACGCTCATTATCAATTTAATCAAAATGTGACCGTCATTTGTATTCTTGTGATTTACAATATAAATTGTACACCATACATATTAATTTGTCAATAGATTTAACCATGTTTTTCTACTTAATGAATGATTTTTTCTTAATGCCTGTTTATATGCTGAGGGTTCTGCTAAAAGCATACATTTCTTTTTAGCTCTTGTAAGAGCAGTGTACAATAAACAATTGTCCAATAAAATGTAATCGGTATTGTCTATAATTACAATTACACAATCATAACCACTACCTTGACTTAAATGCACTGTTAAAGCATAAGCAAGTTGTACTTCATTCACTTCTGAATCAATGTAATTAACCGTTTTTTTTAAGTTTTCATCTAATAAATTATTGTATTCAACCGATACACATATACTCTTGCTTTGTTTTTTCGTATCATCTTGTTTTATATGCGTAATACTTGTAACATAGCCGATTTCACCATTAAAAATATCTTTATCGTAATTATTAACTCTTTGAATCACCTTTGCACCCACTTTTAATATACCATTAATAGTTTTAACGCTGGGTGCATTTGGCAATAAATTATTTTGAATAATTTGATTAATTTCGGCAGTAGAGTTGATACAATCACTCTTTCGTGGGGTAATTATCACTACATTGTCAATTCCAAATTTATTAACAGCGTTTAAATAAGACTTTATGCCTATATCCCTTAAACCTTCTCTATTGGTACGGAATTGATAAATTAAATCTTTATTATCGCCAACTACCATCCGCATTTCTTTACGAGGAATAGGATCAATACCATCTCTTATCTTATTGGCATGAGTTAAAATACCAGACTTTTCAGCCTGTCTATGTACTTTATGTAGTTTATAAATAGTGAATTTATTTGAAAATTCTAAAAGGTCATTAAAAACATTGCCGTAGCCAATTGGAGGAAGCTGTCGATTATCACCACAGATAATTACTCTTGTACCTTGTTTAACGGCTGACAATATTGACAATGCCAATGGCACATTAATCATAGAAAACTCATCAATAAATAAAACATCAATTGGCAAAGGATTATGTGAATTATATTTAAACTGTTCTTCTATTGAAGAATCACTATCTTGTTGATATTTTAATAAACGGTGAATTGTACTTGCTTTATACCCTGTGGCTTCTGTAATTCGTTGAGCTGCTTTAGCTGATAATGCACAACATCTAATTTCCATATTATTATATGTGTAAATATCAAGTAAAGCTCTTGTAATACTCGTTTTACCTGTACCTGCTTTACCTGTAATTAGCACGACAGGCTTATTTAATGAACCTCTAATTACATCAAGTTGTGTCGCATCAAATTCAAATCCTTGTGATAATTCAGCGTCCCGAATTACTTTATCCACATAACTTTCATCAATATTCGTTACAGTTCCATTATCTAAATTTACAATAGTTTCAAGAACAGCCATTTCTTTATCGTAATATTTCCTCAACCCTACATTGTTATTATCAATCCATAAAAAGTTTTTAGACTGCCTTTGTGAGGTTATAAAATCATCAAATTCATTAATGCACTCTGGGATATTGTCAATGACATCTTCTCTTAATTTTTGAAAATCTATATAAGTATCACCACTTTCCTCACCAAGTACACTAAAATAATATTTAAGAAATGCAGTAACTCTTTCAAGTGAATTTTTTAAATCTGGTCTTATTTTTAGAGCTACTCCATCAGCCCTTTTAAATCCTAACCCTTTTACTTTGGTAATTACATAAGGATTTTTAAATATCTTTTGTTTTAACAATTCAGGCTGACTTTCAAGAGATATTAGTTTTTGACATATTGTGTTGCTAATACCATAAGGAGATAATAGTGCCAAAATATCTTTCATACTATAATTATTTATGATTTTCTGTTTGCATAGTTGCCATTTGTCATCATTAATACCTTTAATTTTATTAATGTCAACATCTTTATTTTTCATCACCCTTTGTACAATATCAGGATATACCGAAAGTAAAGAATCTGCTTGCTTTTCAGATAAAATTGATACAAGAAAATTATATTGGTTTTTTTCTGAACATTGATTTATTTCTTTAACTGACAGAGGTTGATATTGCCAACAATTATATTTTTTATTATATACAGGAGTAGCTTCAACGCTATATATGCATCCACCAAACAATTGCTGCATTTCGCCACATAAAACAGAATAATAATATGTTGATTTACCTTCATCACTTATATATTCTTTTGGATTTCCGTTAAAGTATTTAATTTCATCTTGTGTCTTAAATGTATAAACTCCCCAACAAGAATTTTCATTATAATATCGTTCTTGACATATTTCAGCTTGAAAACACATAATATCTTTGTTTGACATTAACTCACCTCCTCCTTATCTAATGTATTTCTTTTCTCAAATAACCATCTGTTATATGATTTAACAGCTTGTACCTCACAACAATCCTTTGATCTTTTACAGCACTTTAAAACTACTCTCTCACCTCTATTGAGAAAATCAATATATCTTTTATATACTGAACTCCAAACAGTCACCTCTATAATACCGTTTGTTGAGTATAAATTGATAAATGCGAATTGATTTTTATATCGGTCTTTTTTCTTTTGAATTTTAGCAATAACACCAACAAGTGTACATAAACATCCTTCTTGTACATCATTGTATATCGTATTACAATATTGATAACTTTCATTAAATGGGTTGTCCGTTAAGAAAACTGACAAAGCACTAAATTCCCAGAATTTTTCATCTTGACCATATTTATCAATATAAATTAACAGTTGTTTTTTTTCTTTTTGTTCTTGTTCAATATCAAACTCAATTTTTTTGCGTAAATTATACTTTCTTAACCTTTCTGCTTTGTCTTTAATAGTATTAGTGTCAATACCCATATTTTTTAATATTGACAATGAGGGTAATGTTTTTACAGGTTTGTATTCCTTGTGTCCTATAATATATTTAAAATATTTAATTAGCAAATTTTTTTTATTATTACAAGGAATTGCCCCAGCTTTAATTAAAGAAACCATCTGAGTTTTTGTTGGTGATACTCTTTGCAAAAAATCATAAAAATTATGGAATGTACCATTTGCTTGTCTTTCATTTAAAATTACAGAAGCTATTTTTTCGCCTATACCATTAATGGCAGATAACCCAAACATAATTTGTCCGTCATACACAGAAAATCCGCTTTTTGATTTATTTACATGAGGTGGATTGATTATTACGCCAAATTGTTTTGCATCGATAATGTATTTATTAATTGCACCATAATCATCTTTATTTTTATTAAGCAATGCACAAAAAAACTCAACAGGATAATGAGCCTTAAGATATGCAGTTTGATAAGTTAGCATAGCATAAGCAATACTATGAGCTGAATTAAACGAATAACCACCCATTTCAGCCAGATTATTACTGATTTTGTCAGCTAAATCTTCACCATAACCATTATTGATGATTTCATTTTTTAATTTTGCTGATTCTTTTTTTACAAGTTCAATATTTTTCTTACCAATAGCTTTACGAAATAAGTCTGCTCCACCATAAGTCCTGCCACCAAACACTCTTGTGATTTCCATAACTTCTTCTTGATATATTAAACAACCATAACTATTTTTTAAAATAGGTTGCATATCAGGATGTATGTAAGTTATATCTTCAGGATGTATTTTATTATGAATAAATTGGTTTACCATTCCCATACTGTCAGGACGATATAAGGCTAATACTGCCGAAACATCATCAATGTTTGTTGGCTTTAATCTCATTAAAATATCTTTCATTCCTTGACTTTCAACCTGAAAGACACCATCAGTTTTGCCACTGGCAAGTAAATCATATGTAGCTGTATCATTCATAAATTCACTATTACTTGCACTGAAAAAATCCGGATTTAAATTCAGCGAATTAATAACTTCCTGAACTATATTTAAAGTTGTCACACCGAGAAGGTCAAATTTAATGATACCAATTTCTTCAATTACTCTTTTATCAACTTCTATAACCCTTGCATCATCTTTACCTCTATGTATAGCCATATAATCGGTTATTTTAGTATCAACTATTCCTACACCACCAGCGTGCATTGATACAGTTTTTACTCTTCCACTTATATGTTTTGCTATATCAAACAATTCAGAATATTCACCATATTCTTCTATGATTGACGGATCATTATCTAAATTTTCTTGAAAATCGCTATACACAAACTTCTTGCTTAATTTATCAGTAACTTTATATGGTATGCCCAAGACCTTACCAACATCTTTAATAGCCCCTATAGGACTAATATAACTAAAGTTGATAATTTGACATACGCTATCAGAACCGTATTTGTCCATTAAATAAGCCAGAACTTCTTCTTTTTTATTAAAATCAGTGTCGATATCCACTTTAATGCTTATTTTCATAAGCCTTTATAATAATAAAGTTTAAAGTTAGACTATATCTTGATATTACATATATCTTGTTGCACTTCCAGCAGTAACTCATCCTCTGCTGTACAATTTAGTCGTTACACTTTTTAATTTACATATCTTAATTCATAATTTTTAACTATTTTATACTTGGAAAGGCTGCTACCACTTATTTGTAAATATGCTGTAGCAAATCTATTCGCCTCTGCAATGCTTTGAAATTTTTTATGAAATGTCCATCTTGATATATAGCACATGGTTTATAATTTCTAACTTGAGAATGTTTTTTAAAAATGTTGCATATTATATACTCTTGTACACCACTCAAGATTGCTTACTGCATTATTTTTGCAATTGTAGTCAATATGGTTTATTTCTGGTAAATTGTTTGGATTAGATAAAAAAACGCCTCGGCTACCAAACGATGAACTAATGCTTTTTAGTATGCTTTGTTCCATTACATAATGAAACCATATAATATCTACTTTTGCCATTACTCCTTTTTATAAATTTTATGTAAATTAACTTAGCACGGTATTACCTGCTATCTTATTAAAGACCGTAGGCTCTCTTAGTCAGCTACTTCGTCTATATTATGTTTTCTACATATCTGCTTGTAAGCCTTGATGTAGAGTCTTATTCAACTGATACCGTTAGCATCTATTTTTTATAGACACACCTTTGAGTAATAAAGTTCACAACAAATGCCCAATATTGTTTAGGCATCGACACTCTTTCTGGATTTAAAAATCTTTCAAAAATCAAATTATGTTCTAATGGATTGATTGTAGATATGCCAAGTAACCAATTAACTATCGAACCTGCACCTGAACCTCTGCCATATCCTACTGCTATGTTGTGAGATTTAGCATAATTAATGTAATCCCACACAATTAAGAAATAACCACTAAAACCCATTTGATTAATAACAGATAATTCATATGACAATCTATCTTTATATTTTTTTTCTTCCTCAAGAGGTAAATTATTCAATCCAAATTCTTGATAACCCTGTTCACATAAATACGATAAATATTCATAATCATTTTTATACCCTAATGGTATTGGATATGTAGGCAGTTGAGGTTTTTGAAATGGCATATTAACTATATCTATCATATCAGCAATTTTAACAGTGTTAGCTAAAGCAATACTCACATTATCTTTACCTATCTGTTTGTCCATTATAGCATGTATTTCATCAACAGATTGCATATAACAATCTTTATACACTTCTGATGCAGTTTCTGTATCATGAGCTATTTGTACAAAATAACTTTGATAACGCAAATCTTCCTCAGTTGCCACATGGGAATCGCAAGTGACAATAAATTCTGTATTAGTTGCATAAGCAAGTCTTAATATTTTTAGATTATACTCACATTGTTCAGAAACATCGTGTGATTGCATTTCAAGATAAAAATATGGGAAAATTGATTTATATTCATTTACATATTCAACACATTTATTAAAATCTTTTTCTCTTGACAGCTTGGAAGCAAGACACGCTGATGTAATAATTAAATCGTTTGCATATGGTTTTATAGCATTTAAATCTACTCTTCCATGATAATAATAACCTTCAAATTCTCCTTTTGTAACAAGTTCATTCAGGGCAATTCTACCTTGCTCATTTTTTGCTAAAGCAATCAAATGAAAATATTTGTTGTTCGGATCATTAACCGTCATATCAAATGCTTCATATAACTCAACGCCATATATCATTTTAATATCAGGATATTGAGCTTTTAATTTATCAAAATACACCCAACTATATTCATTACCATGCTCCGTTATTGCAAATGCAGGACTTCCGATTTCTTTTGCCCTCTTTAAATAATCTTCAGGATGACCGTAACCATCCAATAAAGAAAATTCAGAATGGTTATGTAAATGTACTATTTTTTCCGTCACTACTCATTATCACCTCCAACTACTTCATAATCGTCTACTATGAATTGACAAGTAATAATACCATTGAATACATTAATATTTGTCTTACCGACTACATTTAACATTATTTCTTCAGTATCACTAAAATCATCAAAAAGATTACATAATGAATCGCTTGCATTATCAACACCAAACTTAACAAAAGACACTCCGTTATCAGTTTCAATACGCCAATTATTGAACTGCTTACCCATAAGATTGAACTGACTTCTTTTCACTAATAAATTAGTTACTAAAATAATAGGTTCATCTATATTCTGCCCATAAATATCTGCGGAATCATCTATACGCTTGACGACACCAGTATCCATAAAGTCGGCAGTGATAATAAAATCACATAATATAACTGACTCATTTTTAATTGGCAATGAGTTTAATTCGCATATAGTTTTCTTAACATTTTTACCGTATATCTCAACACCAAAGGCATTATCGTGTCCCTGTACTAATTTAAAAGTATCTGTTTTAGCTAACAATTCTTTAAAACTATCACAACTACTATTTTTGTAATTTCGCCCAGAACCTCTAAATAAGCCATCTTCTTGTGCTTTTCTTAAACATAAAGTCGGTTTTTTATATTTTTCTGCTATCTTCATAGCCATAATACCTGTTAATGATTCGTCAACCCCCATATGTGTTGTATTAACGAGCAATACTTTATCATTTAAAGAGGAACTATTGTTAATTACATCATATACATTTGATAAGGCTTTATTAATTGCGTTTCGTTGTCTTGCTTTAGCGTTGTTGCAAAAACGAGCAACTCTATCATAAATAGATTCTTCTATTGTTGGTTTATTTCTTGGCTTATAATCAAAATATTGAGTCTGTTCAATAAATGCCTGAAACATCAAATCCTTTTCTTCTTGTGAACCCATTCTGATTAAAGCATTTATTAATGGAACGATATAAAATTGTACATTATGAATATTAACCCTGTTATGTATTGAATCAAATTGTTTTTTGATTAATGCTTTAAAAAGAGGATTGCAAACGCTTGATAATCCTTTGTCAATAATTCTTTTAGTCTCATAGCTTCTAATATCCATCATATCACCTATGTTACCTAATGCAACAAGGTCAAGATATTTCTCGGATTCAAAATTAAACCATTCATCATCAAGTGCTTGTAAAAATTTATATGTAATGCCTACTCCCGACAGTTCTTTGTTGGGATAATTACCTTTTTGGTTATTAACGATAATTGCATATGGATTATCAATTTCGATAATATGATGGTCTAATATAATGATATCAAGAAGTGCATTTTCTTCTTTTAGTTTGCAACATTGTTCAACATCATTACTTCCAGCATCGGGAATAATTAATAATTGAGTATCTTTTGGAATTGTAATATCTTCCGATAAACCATGTTGCTTTTTATCATGTAACGAATATGTTAGTTCCCACATTGGACATACCGTTTTAAGATACATATACATTATTGCTGACGAAGTATATCCATCCACATCAGAATCAACTATAATGTGAACTTTCCTTGATTCTTCAGGTGCAACTTTGCAAAAGCATCGTACTGCATTATCAATGTTATCTAACAATTTATAAGAACACACAACATCATCTGTTAAATGTAAATATTTGCAAGGATTTTTTATTCCTCTATTATGTAAAACTGTCCCAGTTATATTGTTAATATCATTAGGACTGCTATTGATTAATTTACATTCCATTATATCACCTCAATCTTGTCATTCCATTTTGGATCAATATTTTAAATTTTTTAGGATCATCACACGGACTTTCCTTTTCAGATAATATATTTTGCTTATCAATAACTGCAAAGATATTGAGATAATTCATAAACTTATCAGCAATATGATTTAATTCTTCAATTTGAACATCTTTGTCATAAACAAAAATAATATTCTCGCATATCCTTGATAACTTATTAACTTGAATTTGTGTAATTTTTTTGCCACAGGTGGCTACTGTGTTTGTGTAGCCACCTGAAAACATCTGCATAACACCTTTTTCAGATTCAACAACATATACAGAATTATTTTGTTTAATTGAATCATAAGCGATATTCAATCCATATAAGATTTGACCTTTAGCACAAGGTTCAATATATAAATACTTATTTATATAATCAGGCATATTGGTAGAGAAATACCTCCCCTTAACACCTACCAAATTACCTAATTCATCTCTAATTGGAATTGTAATCCTGTTTGTTTCTTCATCATATCCAACTTCAAACATTTTTTGTATTTGATAATCAATATTATCTTGATAAAACATATCGTTCAAATATGGTTTATAATATGCTAAAATATGTTCACTGATTGGCTCAATAGGCTTTTCAATACAAATGTCCCCATCGTTATGTATACTAAGCTCCGTAAGTAGTTTTGTTAATTTAAGGCTTACAGGTAAATTTTTATTAAAATCATAATAATAATCAATGCCTATACACTGGCATACATATTTTAATGATTGAAAAAAATTACAATGCTGAAAAAACATAACCAAATTAAATATATCTGAGATATTTTTTTGTTCTATGTTGCGAGTATAATCTATTGTATGTAAACTATTTTTATATACAGTAATAGCATTAAGATTATCTCCGTCTGGATTAGCACACTGATAATACTCCCCTTTGTCTTTAATATCATGGCATTTCAAACATTCTAAAATCTGCGGAACAAAATCATTATTGATTATATGTTCTTTTAAGCGTTGTACATCCATTTTTACCTTCCCCTTGCTACAACTACTAATTCACCTCGTTCATACCATTCATTGGTATCAAGATTAACTTCATAAACCATTTTATGCTTATTGCCAAATCTATTCTTGTCCGTAACCCCTATGTAATATTTTTTACTATTGTCTAACGATTCTTCTCCATAATCTCCCCATTCAGAATCATAAACAAGATATTTATATTTAGAATAATCTTTTAAATCAACGGATTTGAATAATACCAATGTATCAAGTACATGTTTTAATTGCTTACAGTTAGCGATATTTGATGAACACAAATTTTCAGGTTTGACAAAATTAGTGTCGTCTGTCAACTGAATAGAACAATAAATAAAAATATTCAACTGTCTTGTTAATTCTGACAACATTGTTGTAGTAACTTTTAATCCAGTCCAATCACCCACTGTACTGTCGGTGTCTTTTAATGTATCATAAAAGAAATATTGTGTTTGACTAATCATATGTTGTTTTCGGATTTCTAACTCTAATGTCTGATTATCATAAGCAGAAACCATATCAACAGCAAAAATCAATCCCTTAGTTTCTTTTTCAATCCATTCAGCTACCTTAATAATGTTTGCATACTCGTCTGATAATTGCGAGACTCTGGCATAATAGTCATCGAACGATTCAATAAATTCACCTTCGGCATTTTGTTTACGGATAATAAACTCCCCTTTGTTATCCTTGTATAACCCAAGTGTAATTTCTCTTTCTTTTTTACTTAAATGAATACCATGCAATTCTTCAAACTCTCGATTATTAATAACAGTAGTTAGTAAACAAAATTTCATATTTTCAATTGACATTTCATTTAACAACACACATACTGGCTCTTTCTGATACAATGCCAAGTATGCAATCAATTTAAACATAAATCGTGACTTACCGTCATTTGACCTCATGCCAACACACATTAAACATTCTGTTTTTAAGCCTTTAAACATTTCATTCCACATCGGATAAGGTGTTGAAATTCCCATATCAGGTGTTTTAAGTCTGTCAAGAATCATGTCTGTCATTTTATTATTTAAGATTTCAGTATCAGCATTACCTAAAATAACAGTTTGAACCCTGTCAATTTTACTCCTAACTAATCGTGGAATGTCACTTGAAGTCCACGATTCAAATTTCGGATGTGTTACGATTTTGCTAACATTAAATCCCTTACGAGAATACTCTCTTAGTAAAGAATATTTTTTTAATACTTCTGCATATGATTTTACATTCTCAACTAAAGCAAGCTCCATCCATTTAGATACAGTTGACCAACCACCATAATTAATATAAGATTGATACCTTTCTTGATCTTCGGTCATATATGTTGTTATGATAGATGAATTAAAAGATTGACTACGATTTTGGTAAATAGAAACAGCATTATCATAAAAAAATCTTGTCACTTCGTCTGTAAAATCATATTTACTTCTTATTTGCGAAGCATATTCTACAAGTAATGATGGCTGTTTATATATAGCTCCAACAAATAATATCTCATTTTGAACATTGTCAAGTTTAATTTCCTGTTCTTCTATAAAATATCACCACCCATTTAATTTAAGTGCCTATAATCATATATCATCTATAATGTCAGAAATGTCAGCACCTTTATTCTCACTTCGATGATATTTTTTAAAAATAGTATAATCTATTTGTGTACGCCGAGCATTAAGTGATTGTTTTTTTAACACAGACTCTTCCAACGCTGCCTGTTTCCATTCACAATAATCGTTATAATCATTTATGATGACCGCTATGTCATACGCAAACATAGATTCTACAGTTAAAGATTGTCCTGTTCGTATTTTTTTTGCCTCAAGTTGATAATTAATTTTTTTTAACTTATCCTGATTACGAATAAACATTTGGTATAAATCTTCAACTGGTATCTTTATTGTAATGTCTTTATACCTGCCATCGGCAATCATATTTACCAATTGCTTTGCCTTATTAGGCATTATTTTTTGTCCATAAAATTGACAATACCATTCTGCTAATTGACCTAAATAATATGCTTTATTAACTATTTCTTCGGTCTTATTTTTTAATGGCTGTAAATATTTTATTGTCTGATCTTCTGTCCACGGTTTTCTTTTTAAATTTGTTTTATATTGAATGAAACATGCACAATGGCAATAATGATTTTGATCTATCACATAACTGCCATCGTACATTTTTGTAATATCTATAATGTTTTTACAATAAAAACATTTCATGTTTCATCAAACAACAGATTCAAGAATAGATAGGTATTTCTGAAGTGTAGCACTATCTTCAATCTGTTTGTATGTAGGGGAAAGACCAGCTTCAATAATTAAATTCTTTGCCTTCGCTTTCTTTGTGCTTACAAGACTTTTCAATGTGGTAGAAATTTTACTCTTCAATTCTTCAATACTACTATCAATTACTCTTGGTGAAACTTCATCATCATCCTTAATAGCTGTTTCTTCAATGTTTTTAGCCTCAATATTAACGCTATTATTAAGTGAAGAGACAACCTTAATTTCCTTTTTATTTTTATTTCTATCAATAACTTTTTGCCAAGCGAGAAGAGAAGGATGTTCAATAAACTGATTTTGTGGATAAATATTTGTTCTATCTTTTCCCTCAACAATAGCTACCACTTCACCACTTTCTTCATCCTGTACCATGTGAAGTACAGTCTTTACATTATATGCAACATCTTTAAAACCCTGTGGTCTTTTCTCACCAGTGGCAACCATCTTAAACTGACCATCTTTATCCTTCATATTTTCCTTTACATCTTCTTCTCGACAAGTTACAGCAAAATGTTTGCCACTTGCAAGAAGATCAAGAATGAATGACTGACCATCAAATTTAAGTGTCTGATAATCTTTAACTTCAAGACCGGCACCCTCAATGGCAACAAATTTTTCGTCACCAACCATTTCTTTCTTTTTGGCTCTTACTCCTGCTCTCTTTTTTGAGAACTCTACAATACCTTGCTGACGAGCTGTATAAAGAAGTGACAGTCCATCAACAACAATGGCATCTGCTACAAATTTATCACCATTAGAGTCTACAGCAAGAACATCATCACCATTATCATCAGTTAAATAAATTTCTTCATTTGCTGAAGCTGTCTTAATTAAATTTTCGGCCTCAGTAAGTGACTGTGTGTAAGCAATTAAAATATTACTTGTATCTACGCCTTGTGCTTCATAACCTTCAAGATATGAATCAATAGAGCCTGCCTCAGCATCTATATACAAAACTCGAAAAGGTTCACCATCTTCTCTCTTAAACTTTGCAAATTCCAAGCAAAGACTTGATTTCCAAGTACCCTGCTTTCCATAAAGAAGAAAGCCAAGTTTTTCTTTTACTGCTGTTGCCTTTCTGATATTCATTAATCCCATTCCTCGCCTTCGTAATTTTCGCCCCAGTCATCACTGTCGCTTGTTGTTTTAAATTCACTATTTGCCTTATCATTAGCTTTCTGCTTGTAAAGGGCTTCCTCAACAACTTCTTCTGAATAAGTATCTGTGTCAATTGTATCTTTGTCAGCACCATTGATAATCAGTTTACGAACAGTTGGAGCTTTCACTTTTTCCATCTCAATACCAACACCCCAAGCATCATCAACTTCAACTTCTTCAACAGGTGTTTCAACAGAAATATAACCTCCTACTTTAATCATAGTATAAGGCTTAAGCATTTTCTTAAAAGTCTGAGCTATTTTACTGTTCTGAATATACATTTCGATATCTTCAATAGAGTTATAATTAACTACTTTAGCCGACACAATAAATTCATTATCGTTTTCCTTATTTTTTTCAATACCCATAAAAATAATTTCTTGCTTAAACATATTTACAGGCTTAAATTTTTCATCATCAAAATCAATAGGTTTCTGACACAGTGATACTTGATCAAAGTCAAAAGAAGTGTTGTGTTTGCCATTATATGTAGAAAACTTAATATCGCCTTTCACGAATACACTGTCATCATCCTGAAGATGTTCGGAAATTTCCTTACAAGCATCAAAAGCAACAAGTGTTTTTTTATTATTCACAATCTTACCGTCATCATCAACAATTTTTTCAACTCCACAATGAACGCCAACAAGACTGTATTCTTCAGATGGAGCTTTATGTCTATCTGCCCAAGCAACCTTCTGTGTATCACTTACACGCTTACCATTAACAACCTCTGACTTATTAAAATACACATAATCTTGCTGAGAACCAGTCTGCTGAACATAGGCAACTGAATCAGGCTGATACATTACGCCAAAATTAACTCTACGCCAACTCTTACCAGTGTTTGATGACTTACCTTCTTTATAAAATCCATCTTTCTCAACTCCAGTAACTTTACCCATTATCTGAAATTTACCTTTTGTCTGTCTTAATCCAAGTCCTTTATTACTCATTTGTTGTATCAACCTTTCTATCATCTTTTTTATTTGTATCTTTAGCTTTATATCCTACACATTTTTTATCCTTAAGAACTGTAATAAAATCACCTTCACCACAATTAGAAGGAACGGTTACACAATTTAAATTTTTACAAATGCAATATGTAGTCAATTTGTTTCCATATTTATCGTAGACACAATGCTGTTCTTTTAATGCTCTACATTGCTTGTATTTGAAATCTAAATAGGCACAACCATTACAAGTTAATTCCTTATCAACTAAATAATTTTTGGATGTTTTTAACATCTTAAAATCCTTTCTCTATAATCTCTTTTTGCTGTTTATCATATGACTCAATATGTTTATTTGATTTTAAAAACTTAATTGTATTAGCTACAGCTAAAGCAGGGTTTTTACTTCCTTTAAGCTTCCTCAATACAATTGTAGAAATTGAGTATGCTCCAATCATAAGACCTTTTTTGTAAGCAGCATCATAAACATTTTTAACAGCTTCTTTAATGTTTTCATCAGGAAATGAATCAATTATTTCTTCAACTGTCATATCGTTTACATCTTTTGAAATTATTTTTCACCACCTTTCGATTTAAAGTCATAATAGACATCCTTCATAGCATCACCACCTTTAATGTTATATTTTATTTTTCATAATTACAAATAACGGTTAATAGTGTTAAAAAATAAAACACATTTTCACCTCTTCGGCTAATTACGCAATATCTGTTTTTATCCGCTCATTTTGCCACTATAAATGCAATTATTCGGTGGTTAAAAACGAAAATCACGGTTTTAGCTGTAAAGCTATACTTTTATCGTTTCCAAACTTTCCAAAAACTGCTTCATAAAAATGTTATAATCTTCGACTCGCTTGATTTCTCTGTCCAAATTTGATTTAGCTTGCCGTATTTCATCCTTTAACGACTTCAAAAAGTTTTTCTTATATTCTTTGACACTTTCTGGAGTATTGTCAAAGGTCTTGTTTATAATTCGCATATAATAATCATAGTCGTGATCTGTACTTATGCACATGTCAATCTGGTTTAGCGCAAATGTCTTAATGTTTTCATGCAGGTCAGTCGGTGGTTTCCATTTCTCCACTTCTTGCTTGATGCGTTGATACACTTTATCTTTTGCAATCATCTCGTTCAAACACTGTTTGGCTCTATCTATACATGAATCATGTTCTGTACGCACATATTTAGCAAACTCTGTATCTGTCATTTGAGAAAATTTCTTATATTTCTCTACAGATTCTTCATAATGTTTTTGATAAAAGTTATCAGGTGTGAAATGCGTTGGTATAGGTGTTTTCAACCCTTTATCTCTGCTTATTTCTGCTGCTAAACCAAAATTGCGAGAACAGAGTAAAAGAAAATCTTTTCCTGTTGTTATTGTTCCATTTTCAATAAAAGATGTAAATCCTGTTGGCATATTTAAAACTCCTCTTTTATTTGCTTTTCTTTTCGTCTAAATGAACGATTTAAGTATCTTTTACACCAATGTATGTCGTGTCGTGCATATCGTTTATTACGGATAGCTTCTTGACACCACTCACCCTTATCGTTCACTCTCTTGTAGAGACTCTTCTTCATTGTTATCATCACCATCTTTTACATATAAGTCGGTGTGGGCAAAAATAAGTGCCATTACAGTAGCTGCAAAACAACCACCAAATATCGCTCCAATGACAAAACATACAAACTGTAACATTATTCCACTCCTTTATTAACAATACATTACCTTTGAGGCTTTTGTAAAAATTTTTGAAAACCCTACTGTGCAAGTAACTGTAGCTCTTTCAAACTGACGGTCAATAAGCTTGTCGTAATCTGTAACAACACCGCCTGCCTGAACCATTTCAAGCGCACAGTTTTTGTCAAGGCCGATAATCTTACCGCCCTCAAGCTCAGGAGTGTGAAGAAGGCTTGCACCGAGAGGTGTAATCATTCTGCCCGTAGCCTGAAAATCAAGACCTGCGTTTGAATCCTGAAGCTGAAAGAGCGAAAGAATCTTCTGCATTTCGGGAGTTGACGCAAGAATTGTGTTGAGTTCATACGGGGCAAGCTCTGTCCAAAGCTTTAAAAGGTCCTCATATGTAACCTTGCCGCCTGTTGCAACATTAAGTGTGCCGGCGGGATTTTCATTGCCGTCACCGTTCACAAGCACATCAATCGCATCTTTAAGCTGTGCTCTTGCAATATATGCGCCAATCTGATTGAGTGTTACGGTAAAGAGGTCAAGACGCTGAAAGCGAAGAGCCTCATATGATGCAACAAGCATTCTGCCACGCTTGTGGAGCTTAACAAGATTTTCTCTTGTCTTAACCTCAGTCTGCGGAATCTTTGTACCCTCTCCGACGAGTTTAAGATTCTTGTCATCCTCACTCGGAACAGATGCAATACTGCGGTAATCCATACCATCAATGTCTGTCACGGTTGCCACAAGATTTGGGAGAATGTCCGCTCTCTTCATGCCCTGCATAACGGCTCTGCTCACATATTCGGGGAAAAGTGCCGCAGAGTTTGAACTCTGAAAAAACTTTTCAACACAGTCGCTGTTTCTGCCCTTAACCTTAATGTCAAAGCGTTTGAGCTGACGGGAAAATGCGTCAAGTCCCTCAAGTACAGTACCTCTGTAATTTACTGACGGATCAAGCTTTTCAAGTGCACCCGAAATTCCGCCCTTTGTCTGATACATACCCTTTTCAATTGTAATATTTTCAAAATTTGCCATAATATCTTCCTCTCTTTGCTAAGGTAACATTATTCCGCTCTTTTGCTAAGTATTTGTAACATTATTCTTAGCCTTGATGTAGTCCATAACATCGTCAATGTCGGCATAAAGCCAAAATGATACATCGTCATTGTTAAAATGAGGACATTTGCGTGCTGACTTGCACCATCCGGTAGAGACATTAATGTCCTTACCATAGTTATATCGACATACTTGTTTATGTAGACATGACATACGCTTACTCAACTTTTATCCAATCCTCCTTATTAACCACGAAAAATACTTCTAAACTCTTCAGGAGTGATTTTGCCTAATTTCATATCAATATATGCGGGTAAAGTTCTGCCATTAATAGTAGTCGTATCATAGAGTCCCGCAGCAATACGGAGAACAGCTTCATCAGAACACATATGTTTTTTAGATACCTCACTACAGATAGCTCTAATCGACTCTTGATTATGAAGTAACTGTTCAATAATGTAAATCAATTGCTCATTTGATAAACTTTTTATTACTTGTTTTTCACAATCTAACATTATACAGCCTCCCTCTCGGTTTTCTTAATCACCTCTCTGTAATCCTGCTCAAGAGCATTCATATACGCTTTTGTGGTTTTTATGTAGATATCAAGGCTTTTAATTTTCCTCTCAGCCTTCTTTAATTTTCTGTGATTTACAGCAATACAAATATCGCAAGCGATTGCAATTATTACCGCAACTGCCGAAACCACAAGCGATATAATTGTTGTTATATCCATTTTTATCTCTCCTTAAAATATGTATTTTATTAGCCGATTGTACCAAGTTTCTTGGTGGTTGACAAGCATTGTGGACACACTGATTCTCTATATACAGGATTGCCAAAAGCTCTAATCGAATAGATGTCGGTTTCAAAAACACAACCACACATTCTACACTCAAAACTGACTATACTGCCATCCCGATGAAACAACTTCGTCACACAATCTGTACCGTTTTTAATAATCTTAATCATTGTATTCCTCCACAAAATGTTCACATTCATCTTTCTAAAACACATTCTTTGGTATTAAACCCAGCAGCACCTTTATGACCGCCACCGCCATACAACATAGCAACCTTTGAACAATCAACCTTCGTTGAACGCAGAGAATATCTCCATTCGTGACCATTGAAAACAAAGCCAATCAGCATATCATAATTGTCAATGTTACCAATGACAAAATCGTCGCTACTCATCATTCCCATATTGACAGCAAAGCATTTGTAACCGTTAAACACAACATCAAAACCGAAAGCTTTACAATAGTGTTCCATTGTTTCTTTTCGATACTTAATTCTTGAAACACCTTCCTTGATTAAAGCATCTGTAGCACCATAATCATATACAGAATCATTTAATTTCATCCAACAATTACTGAATGGAGCTGTGTTTGATAGTGTCTTGAATCCTGCGTGAAATTCTTTGGTCAAATGTCCATACTTGAAAGTCCACACATCATAATCAGCTATCAGTTTTGTAAACATCGGAGCATCTTCCGTCATACTTTCCTCGAATGGTTTAATATCGCCATCGCCTCTGTCTGTCATATGCTTCAGATAACAATATGTAAGCATACATCCTGCTACTCCGTCATATCTGATGCCACGAATTTCTTTATCGTAGTTTTCATATTTTTTAATAGCTGAAATATGGTGGTCGATCCAAGTAACATTTGGTGTGATTTCGAGAAGCTTATCCATTTCATTTGGCTCGATTGAGTAATCAACAATATATACTGTTTCATTTTTCTTAATCTTATCAAATGGAAATTCTCTACCGTAATCCATTTCTATGTAACCAATATATTCCTCGACATAGGCAAGTTCCTTAACCCAGAAACCTGCACATTTACCGTCTGCGTCATTGTGATAAACTACTTTCATTTTTACCTCCTACTCAATTGCTTCTAACATTTTAAGTGTATCAAGGATTTCTACTTCATCGTTTGTAAAGACTACATTATCTATATCCCAATCTAACATAGAGGTGTCAACACCCTCGTTTTCCAACTGATAGCTAAATAATTGTTTGTCAGAATGCATACCGCAATCATCCTTATACATTGTAAAGTCATACACTTTGTCTTTAAAAGTAAGCTCATATTTGATTGTTTCATTTTCATAAGTTATCGCAAATTTTGCCATTATTTAATCCTCCTTAACTTTCATTAAAACTGATAAACTTATATATTTTACAAAATCTGCCTTTAGTTCTTTTCGTTGATTGCTCTTTAACATCACAAATACCCCTATAAGCATTTGTATAGTTAGAAACAAAATATTTACAGGTAGCACAACGAGGGTGCTTTTTTCTGTATTCATCAGGTGTCATTATTGTCATTTTCTTCATCTCCTAAAAGTTCTGGATTATCATAGATATTGCCGATAACTTCAACTGTGCATTCATATTCATTCCAAACACTCTGGGCAAGTCCAATAGCACAAACATTAGAGCCCTCTTTAGGTACATTTATACACAAAGTACAAAACTTATGATAAATTACAGTTAAATAATTATAGTTTGGATTAGGGCTACTGATTTTGAGGACATCTCCCTCAAACATTTCTTTATCATTTGCATCAATCATATCGGTACAGCTCCCTAAAGTAGTCAAATCAATAAATTTAGGTATAATACATCCAGATTCTATTTCAGTGAGTATGCAAGGATGTAATCCACAACATTTAGGATACAAAGTGTAATAGCCATACACCCATTCACCTGTATTTTCTTCTTTGGCTCTATATGATTTAATCATTTAATTTCACTCTCCTTTTTGACCTCCTTCAAAATTAACAACCTTTCTATCATTTTGTGATAACGATAGTTGGTAGTTTAAAATTGAATTGCATATTCTTCCCCTCTTCACTATCAATTTGAGCTTCATATGATGTCCCCATTTATATCACCCTTATCTCAACATACTTCGACAATGAAAATATATATGCTTTTTGTAAATTTTTGCCCCACAAGGTTTGCCGATAACTTTGAGAGGTCTTGGTAAAACTTCATCATCTTCACAATAATATTCATCAATGGCATAAAAATCATAATATTTACCGAGGGTTGTTCCGTTCATTTTTTACCGTCCTTAATAGGCTGATTCCAGCATTTAGCACACGCATTGTCTACTTCGCAATTATCTAAACTCGTCGCCCCTAATTCATACAGACATATACCTTTAGGAGTTCCATCATCCTTAAGTGGAGTGTTTGGAAAGATTTTCAAAAGCTCCGTAAGATATGTTTTCTGTGGATGCTCATCCGACCATTTCTGTACAATTGCAATTGCTTTTTGAGGGTAAATTGTTTCAAAATCAGAGCACGACATCATATCGCTTGAACCATTATTAGAGCTATTCAAAGGGCAGTCAGTACAATTAAGTTCACACATATATGCACCACCATTTAGTTTATGTTTTTTCGTCATTCTTGCTTTTTCAGCAAAATAATTTTCGGTTTTTGCACAGTCAATCATTTTTTACACCTCTATACTATCTTGTTTAAATATTGAATTTATTCTTGGTTTTCATCAGTTAAATTCCAATAAAACCTCACTTTTATTTAATATACTCCCAAATATCTGGCAAATTATCATCATCAGGTATAAATTCCAAATACCTCCTAAGACACCACCAGCCAGAATGGGACTCAGCTGCTCCGTCACAGTGGTGTAAGTAATTGCAAGGAGTCGAAAACTCAACACCTATATTCACATCACTGTCTACCACGGTACACACTCTGCCTACTACTCCTACATACGGGAAATTAGGATAGTCCGATAATATTGTTGGAAGTATTTTAACTCTATCTCCAACTTTAAAAAGTTGGTTTTTCTCTACGGACATTATCAATCACATCCTTCGTATTATTCTCTTTTATACTCTTAATATTTTTAACCACAATTGTGGGTTTTGGGACTTTCTTTCTTTTGAGAACCATCGTCATTCTACGATGTTCAATTATTATATCCCTAATGTTTATGTATATCATATTTGCAATGAATGGAATGAACAAAATCAACAATTCGCCACCGAGCATTTCTGATTTCCGTTCATTCACTGCTCCTAATCGAGCGATTATAAACAACGGAATTGTAATGGAAATTGATATTGCACTTATCCAGAATCGCATTCTATGTAGTTCAGCTTTTAACCTCTTCATTGGATTCTTTCCTTTCTTTTATTTGGACGGATTCGTTTTATGTCTGTTTTTGTACCTAAGGCTATTTCATTGAGCCGTTTTGTACCTGTGTAAAATAATATGGTTCTAAATCCTCCAAACAGCTGCCACTCCCATAAGCTGACTTACGGAAACATTCGTTTCGTTTATTTGCACTGTATTCATCAGTGTTGCCCAGTGACTACCATTTTATCATCTTCAAAGCAAATGTATTGCCTACTACATTATCTTGCTCTGAATTTACACAAGTTTTGGTGAGTGGATGACACCCTCACCATTCGGCAGCAAAATCTACCGTTATATAAATTTATCAATTAATTATTTTTTAACAAAATCTGTACACATAGCAATATTGCGAGCTGCATTATAATCTGCATTAACTGATTTGTTATAATTAACACATTGTGGATTTTTACAAACAAACTCAGATTGTGACACCCTCTGTCCTTCTTCCCAATGTTCACAGAAAGAACAAGTCTGAGAAGTATGATATGGATTTATTTTTCTAACTATAATGCCATATTTATTAGCTTTGTATTCAATAAACTGTTGCAATTCAAAATATGACCAATTTCGTAATACGAACTGACTACTATCAAAACCAGATAAGTCCTCAATGTTGATATACTGAGCCTTGTTTTTTACAGCAAAATCTACAATTTGTTTACTAATCTTATGATTGTAAGTTTGTACCCAATTTCGTTCTCGTTTCTTTAATCTTTCAAGACTTTGCAATTTTTTCTTTCTACCGTGTCCACCATTGGCATAATTTAAAGACTTTTGAAGTCTTTTTCTTTGAGATTGCATTTTAGTACGCTCCCGAACAAAGTCATCATAACTGCCTAAAGATTTATGAATATATGGCACAGTATTCAAAGCACATACAGCAGGTACAGCCAACCCCAAATCCACACCAACAACTGTATTTTCATTCAAACACAATTGCTTTTTAGGTATTGAAATAGATAAATTGCAAATTATTTTATTGTTATAAATGCCTATTGAACTTCCTTGAATTGTATAATACTCTTCAAAAATATTTTTAAACACATCTCTAATCTCTGCTGATTTATGAGGATTACCTAAAATAATTTTAAAAGTTATATGATTAGCAAACTTAATAAATAACTCAAAATCACTCTTATACAAATGTTCAAGAAATTCAGTGTGGTTTGCATAATTGTGATACAAACCACTATCTCGGTGTGGATTTGTACTTCTTAAACGAACATAATCTACATGAACCAACAAAGGATTTGAGTCTTTATATGTCGGCAATGATAACTTTCCATATTTTAGTCCTTTTTTCATTGCTGTATCAAAATCTGATTTAACTTTTCTTGTCATCGAACCAATTGGAAGTCCTTTAGCAAACTGTATTGATTCGTCATAAGCACTACCCTTTTTGCTGGTACTAATACGACTAAATAGATTATTCAATTCTTTTCTGTCATCTTTTGAAACATCATTCTGCATACCTAAATATAACGCACTTATATATTGATTCATTGCAAGATTTTGAGCTTTCATACCCTCACGAATATAATTGTAAACTCGATTAACTTCTGTCTTATCTCCTACAGGCACTAATTGTATTTTTCGTGTAATTGTAAAAGTATCTTTAGCCATAAATCTCACAATCCTTTCATATTATTCTTTGACGGACTCAGTACATAATAGACAACCACTTGCTTGGGCGACACTTATCCGTCTTGTGTCTTTAAAGGAGGTTACAAAATGAGTTTGTGCCGATTGCACTCACTTGTAAATGGTGACACAGAAGAGATTTGAACTCTCACTTTACAGATTTTAAGTCTGCTGTCTCTGCCGTTGGACTACTGTGTCATATCCGGTATTGTGTAGATTGAAGGCTGATGGAACAACAGTCAAGGGACATCGCCGTTCAACACCGAACTGAGCAAATATTCAGTATAAAGTCTTTCTACAAATTAAGTAGATTTTTATTTGAATCGCTAAGATTATAAAATCACTACACAATACCGTGTGGCTGAGCAGGTGGGAATTGAACCCACGCTACTGGAGTCAAAGTCCAGTGCCTTAACCGCTTGGCGACTGCTCAATATATAAAACCGTAAGCAAAAGAATTTCTGAAAAACTTACGGTTGATTTTCACAACTAATAAACCAACTAAAAAAGGAGATAAATTAAATATATATAAAATCAGACTTCCAAGCCAACACCATATTTTTCAACAAAATCATCAATTTCCTTTTGTTGAATATTAATATAGGCAGCCGTTATTTTTTGACTGGAATGACCAAGAAATTCTGATGTAATTTGAAGTTCTTTGACATCCGTTGTATGATCTACAACATTTCGGGCAATTGTCTTTCGTAAGCTATGTGTTCCATAATGTTTACAAAACATTTGTGGATTTTTACTATGCAGTTTTTTTGTTAATCTCTGAATAACTTTTCTCATCCCATCCACTGTATTTGGTTCATCTGGAGTAAAACACTTAGGAAACAGCCAATCTGACATTTTTAATTTACAATTTCCATGAAGTTGATTATATTTTCCTAATTCACGGAAATAATATTGTAAAGCTGATTTAGCAAAAGAGTTAATTTTCACATGAGCATATTTCTTAGTTTTTTGTTCATGTAAATTGATATATTCCCCAACACTTATCCCATTAGAACTGATTTGCAAAACATCTCCAACCTTTAAACTTACAATATCACCTGCTCTTCGTGCTGTATTTACACTCAATACTATATAAAGGTAATTTCTCAAACTGTTTATATAATATTTTGAAGGTTTTAAAAGCTCTTCGAGCATGAGCTTCACTTCATTGGGCGTGAAAGCATCAGTGCTTTTATCAGTAATTTTCTTTGTACCTAAATAATTATTGTCTACTTCAATACAATCAATTAAATTTTCGTTATCGTTAAAATGTAATTCATCCTCATTGTCCATTTGTTCAAGATAACGATTTATTTCAACAACATTATCAAGATAACTTTCACCGTTTATTCCAGTATTATCATTTGTAACAATGTTAATATCGGGAACATATTGCTCCTTGAATCCAATCAAAGCCAATTGCTGACTCATATATTTTCACTCCTTATTATATGTTCCAATTCTTATTTTAAAAATTACAAATGACGGTCATTGATATGTATTTTTTTGGCTACAAGATTAGTAGCCAAAAAAAATATAAATTAATCATAAGTTAAAGTATGTTCGCCATTGTTTATATCTGTTGATCATCTTTCCTTTATCAAAGTCATTTCTTGGTTCAGGAAATCCAAAACTTAATAAAACTTTTGTATCAACTTGTTTGGGTGTAACAGATAAAAATATAAAATTATCGTTAGCTTTATCATATTTGTAACATCGTTGATAAATGCCCGACCAACGAAACTGATAAGAATTAATACCACAATTTTTCCAAAGATTACGAATAAGAACTGTATCCAATTTTGGATATAGCCTAAATATTTCAGCTAACATATCCGGAACTGCAAATGCAATGTTTTCAAAATTGACGATGTTATTATTAGTACCCAAATGTTTAACAGAACAATCTGTCTCTTTTGCAGTTACATTTGCCCCATTAAAGTATAATAAAGCAAATATCATAGTTAAATCTCGATGAATCTTACTTTTGAAATATTTACTCCAATCCTCAGATATAATACTGTAGGTTGTCCATTTCAATGTTGGGATAACAGTCGGTACAAATACATCAGCCTTAAAGTCAATTATCAATTTTGGAGTTGGTCGTTTTAACACTTTAAAATATTCCATAATTAATAATTTATTTCTTATAATATCTTCTGTATATTTTTCATCTTGTATCTTGGATAACACATCATATTCATTCCAACACCATATAGGGGATTTATCACAACATTCTTTGTCAGATATATCTTTCAATTTATATAGCATTCTATGAATAACATATGTTGTATCTAAGTATAAAGAATGATACTCCTTTGTTTTTGCTTGACAATTTAAAATATTCTCTAATACTTGAATTTTTCCTTTTTGATCAAATAATATTTCTTCAATAATTGATTGACCTTTACGGTCATTATCACACATTCCCATTAACAAACAGCCTTTCACGATTATTAATACATATTATACCAATATGTAAGGCAACTTGTCAAATACAAAATAGAAAAGTAAATCAATTATTTATCAAGCAACTATCTATCACCTATGAAGATTGCTGTATAGATGTACAAAACAATTTAATCCCATCATGTTAATAGCACAAAGGCGAGCATCTTTTAATTCACTCTCAGTCAGTTGACCAATCTTATATCCTAATTGATTTTGATTAATTGTAGTAATCTGTTCCCCTAAGATTATCGACTCACTTCTCAAACCATTTATGTCATTTGGTTTTATTTTCATATGCGTAGGTAAATCTTTCTTATGTTTAGAAGTCAACGGCATAACCGTAACAATGCCACTATAATAATTACCGATATCGTTGCTAACAACAACCACTGGTCTTAATCCTGTTTGCAGAGAGCCTTGACCACTTAAATTTGCGAAATATACATCTCCGCACTTAATATTCTTTACACTAACATTTTCTGCGACTCTCATCGCCAATCTCCTTTCACAATAAATTTTGTATGTTTTCATTTGGAATAAACAATATTATATAGGCAGTCTAAATTTTGACCGTCATTTATTCAGATTTCTTAATCTTTCATTGTTTATGTACTAATAATACCACTATCAAGCATTGTTGTCAACACTTTTTTTAAAAAAAATAGAAAATTTTTCAAAATCACTAAAATTACTTTTATGCACTTCCATTTTAGCTTTTAAACTTGCTTTCTGCACATCTTGAAACATTCTTAATTTATTTTCTATAATATAAAAACAATAAGATACATAAAATATACAATCTTCATTGTTTGGATCAGTTGGCAGGTAACCTATAACATATGCTTTTCTATCCGTTCCCTTTACCGTACAAACAAATTGACGGCATTTAATATACTTGCAAGCCATCTGATATTCTTCTTTCGGTATGAAATCGCTAAGTGGGTATTCTCCTATGTATGTTAGGTTCTCAAAATCATAACTGCAATAATCACTAAAACATAAATCAACCAAGTTTGTAAATGTTTCATCATCACATTTGAGTGACTGGTCTAAACATTTACACCTACAATTCATTTCAAGGTTATTAGTTACTTGTGGCTTGCAAGTTCTGTTTCTGGGCATTATGATACCGTTATCAAGGTATATTCCCCAATTGCAACATTCATTGAATAAGTTAATTGTGTTGTTCATTATACCCGCTTCCTTTTATTTTAAAAATAGAACACTTGTTCGATTACTTAATTTAATTATAATCAAAAAATTCTATATTGTCAATGAGTAAACCAACATTTATCAATCAAATCTTTGGCTCATCATCATTTCTGTTTTTAATATACTGATTTAAATATTGTTTATTATTTTTTTTGATCTTATGGTTTGCATAATTTTCTTTACTCTTTTCCCACAGAATTAAGATAATAAACCCTATAATACACACTAAAGTTATCATGATTTATCACCATATTTATATTAGGTTTAATTCTTTAGTTAAGCGTAAAGCTATTACTGACTTAAAATTTCTTACAGGTACAGATACAGTATTCATTCCATTGCCATACATTGCATGATTACCATTCTGCCTAAGAAAACTATACCCATTATTCCTTAACTTTCTTAAAAAGGCTCTTTCACTTACCTGTTTCAATTATAAATTTCCTCCAATTCTTGAATAGTCGACGACAAATCATCAAGTAAATCCTCAAAGTTATCATAGGACTCACAGTTTTCTTCATATCTTTCTGAGTTTTGCAAATTTTCAGGAACAGAATCTAAATACTCTTCTTCTTCAGAAAGAATGTTTTCTAACTTGCCAATACATATATTAATAAAATCTATTTCTACCTTAATTTTCTTTCTTCTTAAATTGTTCATATATATTTATTCACCTTTCACTATTATTGTACAAAATTTTCCTATCCAAATTCAACCCACAAAATATGGAAATAACATTGACAAAATTTTCCCAATAGTGTATCATTGTGTTAGGCTTAGAAAATGGGTAGGCTAACGCTGACCATCTTTCGATAGCTTACTTGGTATAGACATCACCAGATTTTCGCAGGTCGAAGTGATGTCTATTTTTTTATGTATAAAACCTTTGTTTTATATTTCTTCCGGTACATAATGTTCGTACCGCAGTCTATTTAACAATTCTTCCAGTGTAATTGACAGAGCATATTCTTTGTCTGTCATACCACCTATAATAGATTTTTTTAAACTAAATCTACTTACTATCTGTATGTCAGGCGAATTTGCAACAGAGCGAGACGAAATAATAACATAACATTTCAAATCTTTACCATAGAGCCGAATGTCATTTTCTACTCTTTCTCTCATCTCGGTATGATTAACTTCGATTGGTTTATTGTTATTGTCAAACCACGGCATTTAGATACCTCCTTTTAAAACTTACATTTTAATCCGTTTTCAAATTCTCTATTATTGCCCCTGCGTTTGTTTCGAGATAGCTAAAATAATAAGCACCAATTATCGAGTGTGGTTCTTTATATGCCTTTTCTCTTATCTGTTCATCTGTAATATTAGCACATTCGGCACATTCGATGCGCTCTTTTTTTATTTGTTGTATCTCTTTTTTGTAATTATTCGCAATCTTAAATCTAAGACTACGAGCATAATCAATCTGTTTTTCAGACACACCTTCAATTGTAGGCAAATCTAGTTCCTTTTCAAGTTTGTCTGTGAGTTTTATAGTTTCAATTTTTTTACAGTCTGGACAAAGCCCTGTGCTTTCATACCATGCAATCTTTCTTTCACGCTCAGATGTTTTACCAAAAAGTGTAATCTCGCCTTTGTGTCCACACGAGTATGTAATGTCGTACTTAGCCATTTTCTACAAATTCGCCTCCAAGTCCATACTTTCTTAGAAAAGCTAACGCTATATCTAATACACAATAACACTCCCCAACAAAATTATAGCGTAATAGCGACAACCCTTCTTGCTTTACCTTTTCCGAAGCGTAAGCATTAAGAAACACCTCAACTAATCCATTATATAAATCTCCACCAATTTTTCTTGTTATCGGAAGTTTTTGATATTTTTGCCAAGCGTCTATATTGTAAATATTTTTAAAACCACATAAACCTACAAAATCTTCAAAAGAGAGTTTTGATAATACACTTTCAATCTCATTTGCTCGCTTAAAAATGAGCAATATTCCTTTTTTGTTTGTAAGATCATCTATGTGTAAGTTTAAATCAATTCTGCCTAATAGTTCTGTGTATATAACCATGCACTTTGTAATTGAATCGCAAAAAGTTGTTGGAGTACCATATAAATAATTATATGCAATGATTGCATTTTTGCATGTACTGTCGCCAATCCGTTTAGCATACTGAGTAATTATGTCTTTTTCATAGTCTGTGTATTCCTCATTTCCTATATTCTTATGCCCAAATATGTATTCAAACAATTCATCACATATTTCTTTTTGCGTCACAGTTAATCACCCTTTTTATTATTTATTTTTGCCCTAAATCTCCTTAAGTTTCGAGCATTACGAGATAACTTATCTGATGGCAGGTTATATTCACCTTTAGTATATTCAGAATGGGCATTGTATACTTTATTAGATATGCCCAACTCGTTACAGATTTCCTCCTGAGAAACCCCTTGTTTTTTTAAATCCGCAATATTGGCAGCCAACTTATCACCAATATTGACACCTTGACTAATTAGCATTTTACGCATTTTTGCGTGACTAACGCCTAATTTCTTAGCGGTTTTCTTAATGCTGCCATATTCTTCATAGTATTCCAATATTGTTTTCATATAAATTCCACACCATAATATTTTTTACAGAATTTGACTATCTCTTCAACAGTGTATTTTCGGGGATACATATTCTCCCAACATGGATTTGCCCAACGAAAATCCTGAATGACATCATGAATAGCATCGTCATTATAGACTTTATATTCGTTATGCGTAAAATCACAAAACTCATCTGTCCAAACTTCACCGTCATCGGTATCGATCATAAGATTACCATAGCACTCATTTGGTGCTTCAAGTGTAATAAAATTATAATTACTAATTACTGTTTTTAATGTTTTGAGATTGCCTTTAATCATAATATTGTATCCTCCTTATACTGTATCAATCCGACACATTGTATTCTCCATTATTATATCATAATATCAACAATATTTCAAGTGAAACTCGCTAATATTTTATTATTTTCCACAATGTTAAGCCAATCTATCGGTTTTTTTGTTTTCCTGTTTGTGAGCAAACCTTTTCTCAGTAAGGGCAATAATGTATTAAGATGAGTTTTGGCTTCGATATATGTTCCAAACAATCCGTAGGGCACATATGTGTCAGCAGCTTCATTATAACCATTAACACTAAATATGCTCTCTATCTTGTCCACTTTACGCACTCCTTTTTCTTTATCGGCATTAAAATACCGTCACCCCTATCTGAAAAGAAATATATTGGACTTGTTTCCCATTTGTCTTCACTAATTTTAGCTGTCAAATTCTGCCAACCTAAAACCTTATAAATAAGCAACATATATTCAGAATTTACCATAGGCAGCCTTTCACCAAAATCGTAAACAATAGATTCATGTCCCCTACCTTTATATCTTTGAGGTTCATCATCTTTAGCGTTCTGTATATAATCCTTTAAATATTCCAAACTTAACAAATCTAACTGTTCAGTGTTTTGGCAAGCTGACAAGAACAAACTATCAACATTACTGGGCGGAATGCTTACCTCTGAAATAGACAAATGTTCATTTAATCTTATCGCAATATAGTCTGATATAATAATCTGCCGACCTTGCTTGTCATAGAAACAACCTGCATAGTCTTTTCTCGCTTTTAATGTTAGTTTAATAATCTTATTGGCTGCACTTGTAGCACTTCTTAATTCTGTTTTATTCATTATTACGCACTCCTTTTAAAATATCGGTTTTATATCCAGTAATTATCATAATCGCACGGTTGTGTTACTTTACCTTCGTTATCTATCCACTCTTTAAAACAAGGATAAATCATACCATCTTCAAAACCATACTCTTCAAACAAATCAGAAGCTCTCCAAATACTTATCTTATAGAAATTGTCTTGCAAATACCAATCTATTTCTTTTAACACATCTGTTAAACCATAACCATGCTCTATCAGCCATTTTAACTTAAATGTCTCATATCTCTTTCTGTCTCGCTCTTCCTTGGTTATCATTGTACCGTTTTTCAAATAAAACACTATAATTTCTTCGTTGTTTTTGATAACCTTAAATCTATTTGTGCCCATCCATATAACCTTTGAAGTCGAAATTTCATAAAAATCTGCAATCTTTTGGCAACACTTGGAAACTTTGTCGATTAGTGCTTGTGTTTTCTCATCCTTAGTCATTCTGCATACATCCTTTCCTTGTTATCTTCTGTCCAATCGCTTTCCCAATCTTCGTCTATAAAAGGATCCTAATCATTATATTCTGTTTCAAGTTCTGGAGAAGTTTTAATATGATTGACAACTTCTGTAATTAACATTTCCAAATGCTCTTCATAATCACAATCAGAGTCTTTCATTTTATCAATTATTTTCTTAACTTTGGCACCAGCCATTGCCCACAGATAATGAGTAGGTTTATTACAAGTTTCTTTTTCGTGCCCTTTGTTAATCATATCTCCATTATTATAATATCTGTTATAAATGTGTGCGGTAGCCCTTAATAGTTCCCTCGCAACAGTATATGCTTTTCCTTCTTGTGGCGCATATTTAATATAAAGTTCATTAATGTTCATTGTGATTTCTCCTTTTAATCCTATTCAATAGAAATCTCTACAAAATTTGGTTTTATTTTTAGTCGTCATCTTCTATACATTCATTGTCTAACCATTCATCAAAGCAAGGATAAATCATTCCACCTTTAAATCCTGTATCTTCAAACAAATCAAATGCATCCCAAATATCAATACTTTTATCGTAAAGACAACCTTTAAACACTGGCTCTTTGTCCTGTAATTCCTCATAACAATCGTTAATTTTAGTTAAAAAGTCTATTAGAGAATAACCGTGTGCAACCATCCATTTTAATTGAAAATCATGATACTGTTTTATGATTTCTCCTTGCTTGTTTAGTAATGCCTTTACCATTTGTGCGTTACCGCAAAATATGTCCATATACCTTTCAAGATTTTTTCGATAAAAACTTCCTTTGTCCAGACTAATCAAGACATTAACAGCATACTCAAAAATCGACATCTCATCATCACGCCCACACAAAGATGTAAAAATATCTTCGATAGTTCCATATTTATCCAGCATTGAAGAATTGATTACCCGATCAATATCGTTGTATATTTTCTGTATTTTTGATATATCCATACTTTAATCCTCCTTGTAAACTATCCTTTACACATTCATTTTTTCAAATATTTGTCAATAGTTGTAGATTTCATTTTGTTTTACCTCTTTAAAATACAGGCTTGTATGTATTGATAATAGGTTTCAATCCTTGTTCCGCAAAGTATTCAAGTATAGCATCATACTGCTTTCTATCAAATGATGCCCATTTAGATTTTTGTGTAATACAATGTTCTTTGTATGATATATCAAACAGAACTGTATCAGGAAGGTCATACCATCCATTGTAGATGATAACATCTCCATAAAACCACTTATAATAAAGACCTTTCTTTCTATGCGGCTTGAATGTCATTTTCACAGAATTGTCATACTGTGCGTATTGCCCGATTTCGTAACTATGAAATGTTACTTTTGATACCGACATCATACCAAAGTCGCTATACTTTACGATTGTGATTCTCTGTCCTGCCTCAAGGTTTGTATTTTTGAATTGTTCCGCTATGCTGTCAACTTCTGTAAGAACCTTATACATAACCGTTTTAAGTTCGGGAATTGTAATTGCTCTGACAATGCCGGCATTCAACTTGAATTTATTTGCATAAATCCATTCTTTCATACAAGCCTTATATAAATCAAAATCTTCATCCTGCCATGTCTTTTTGATTTCATTTTGGCTGATAATCTCAGTGCTGACATCTTCAATAGTTTCTGCAAATTCAATATTATGCTGATGTTCTTCTTCACTAATACCATAATCTGAATGGTAAGTGTCAACCTTTTGGCTCTGCTCATCGTAAACATATACATATCTTGCATAATTGTAACCCTGTGGATCAACGATAAGTTTCAGTTCACCATCACAATATATAGCAACGCAATTAATATTGTACCACTCGACAGTTTCCCTTTCTTCTTCGGTCATCATATCGTAGTCTATTGATGATTGGATTCTACGGTCATCTGTACGGCTTCCGCCCATTCCATCAAAGAATGAATAATCGCTCATCAACTGTTTTTCAAAAAGTGCATAGACCTCTGTGGTAAGATGTACTTCTCTGGAAACCTGACAAGTTTCTCTACACTGTTTTTTATCATAAATTTCAGTGTGGTCAAGGTTGTCATCTTTGTTAGCCTTTAGAATGGCATTCAAAATAGTATAATCAACCGTTTTAATTTCTGCGTTCTTTTCAATTCTGTGAATTTTCTTCTGTCGTTCTGCTTCTGCTTTTTCATGCTCCGCCTGCCTGATTTTGCTTTCTTCAACAGCTTTTTTAATTCGTTCTTCGTCCTGTTTCTTCTGTTCGGCATCAAATTCTGATTTTTTTACAAGAAAATCTGTTTCAAGCTCTGTTTCGTTCGGTTTACATTCACGCTGATTATAGTTGTAACTTACTTCACAAGTGCTGTAAAAATTGACATCAAAATAATCTGTCATTAAATCGCTGTTGTTGTAATTCCAGCTCTGTGCGTATGTATAAGCATAATTAACAATAGCCTTCAAAGCCTCTGAATTCCGTGAAAATGAGCTTTCAAGCAATTCAACACGAATACTGTTATAATCGCTCGTAACCGACCATCTACACATTGAAAACCTATTCCGTAAATGTTTACGAATATTGGCAGCAATTTCTTTTGTATTCGTTATGCGGGTTTTACCGTAATTATCTTCAATCCCTTCTGTGCGTGTTAAAGACCATAAGTCAATGTTAGTTTCTGTTTTTGGCTTATACTCAAAACTGCCTTCCGATTCTGAAATTTGATTAGCAAGAGCAACCGTTTCATCGTTTTGTTTTGCGTACCACATCCGCTGTTTTCCACTCCAACGAAATCCCGCTTCTTTAATGGCAGTAATAATATCTGTATTCGGTTTAGTGTCAAAGCGTAATTCAATGCCGTTCTTCTCTGTATTTAATGTAATGTTTAACATGATGTTACCTCCTTACTGTTCATACACATTGTACTTCAAAATTGCATTTCCTCTAACCTGATTATCAAGGATTTTTCCGTTGTAGTTATAATACTTGCCTTTTACGGTTTCATAACCAGCAAGCCAAGGGCAAGGGCATTTCTTGAAATAGTCCTTCTTTTTCCAGTAGGCATCACCGTATGGATTCTGCTTGTAGTAGTCATCCTCGATTTTCTGCCAGTCTGCAAGAATTTTCCTCTCCTGCTCGGTTAAATCCCTTTCGCCTCTCTCATAGATGGTCAAGGATTTTCCGTCATATTCAATTAACTTTGCTGGAGGAAAATCCAAACTGCTGGTCAATCCATCGGCGGTTTCAAGCATAATTTCTACAGTATTTACAGATTGAATCGCTCTGATTCCTCTGTATCTTTCCGGGATTTCTTCTCCTGTGTTTCCATAGCGTTCCACCATTTCAAGTTTGATTTTTCCGCTTGCTGCATCTCGTTTAAAATCTGCAAGTGTTTTCATTTTGTTTTCTCCTTTACTTACTGTAAATTAGTTTGTCGGCTGCCCCGATAAATTCCGCCACGGCTTCTCCGCCAATGAGATAATTTTCGCTTTTATTGTAAATATATTCTCCGAATGCTTCCGTGCAAGCATTCACCCTCTGCCACTGATTTTCATTTTCCAAAAGCCATTTGATAATAGCTGTTTTCAATTCCTTTGTCATTCTATTATTCCTCCAATACATAGCCCTGATGGCAATATCCTGTTACTTCTGATAGATAGTCCGATATTTCATCCTCGTTTGTCATTCCTTTAGGTATATCAATTTCTGTCGGCAATTCTCCGTCATCATCATAATCGGTATCCCATAATATGTTTGTTGCTTTTAACATTGTTTCACCTGCAATATTTTAACCTTTCTGACCGTTTCGCCGGTATCACTGCGTATTTTAATTATTTATAAAATTCTTCTTTTAAAATCTCTTTAAAGTTATAAAACTAATATGGGATTTTTATAATTTTCAAAATCTTTGAATTTTTCTGACTCTGTTATTTCCCATATTTTATAGGTAATGTGTGGCACATTGTGATATTTTTCGTGCTTTCCAATATGATATTCACGCAAAATTTTAACTACACTTGATAATCTTTTGTAGTTAAAAAATCCTTGACCTGAGCCAGAACCTAAAATTTCTGAGCCGTTAGGTCTAAAACAACCTACATAATACATAATTTTTCTACCTCTTTTTTAATAATTTTTGAGTTTTCACCCTATAACATAACTTCATCTGTAAGATTATTTAATATACCCAATAATGCACAATAAGTGCATCCGTTTTTGTTGTATAAATCTGTTGTAAATATTTCTGTATAGTCTTCGCTCTGTATAGCTTGCAATATCTGTTTGAAAAATAACTTATTAAAATAACGGATGTTGCTACACTCTGATTGTAATTCTGTTTTAACTGTTTTATATAATTGCTCAAATTTTTTTGTTGTCATAATGTTTCAGCCTCCGATCATTACAAGAAATTTGCAAAAGTAATAAAAACTTAAACAAGCAGCAGTAACAATAATAATAGCAATTACAAGAAACAAACTTATTTCAAGAGTTACGGCTCTGTTATGTTGTTTTTTTCGGTTTACTATGTATTTCGTGGGCGTTTTCATTGTGTTTTTTTCCTCCTCTTTAAGTAATAAAAAGCATTAAAAAAAGAAGCTAACGCAAGTTAGCTTCTTTACAATTTAGATATTCAATTATTTATTTTCGGGTTTTTTAGCTTCAGCTTTTGTCTTTGAAGGCTTTTCAGCTTCTTTTTTCGGTTTATTTTCCTTTTCGGGCTTTATAGTTTTTGCACAACTATTTTTACTCTTAATGACAAATTGTTCATTGTTGATTTTTGATTTTACAAGATTAAATAAATGTTTTTCCATCTTTTTTTCACCTGCAAAAGTGATAAGCCTTTTGTTTTCGGCACATTTTGCGCAGCTATTAATAATGTAGTGAACATCTTTTTTGCTGACAAGTAAATTAAAGTCCGGAAGCATCAGTTTTAAAAGTTCGGCAAGTGCCTTTTGAATTGTGTTGATTGAAACCGAAGAAGGGCGGAACATTGCGAAATCAGAAGCAGCATTAGTATTTGGCACATTTTCAAATTTTTGAATTGTTTTTGCTTCCTGCTGATTTTTTGCAAATCGGAAGCAAAGAATATTGAAAAGCGTTAAAGCAAAATCATATTTTGGATCGGTCAAGTTTTTATATTTTGCTTTAATAGCTGCGAAATCAATAAATTTTGACTTTTCATTGAAATTAAAATCTTTATCAATTTTAATAAAGCCGTTCATAAATTCATTTTTACAAATAAATTCAATTAGGTTTTTTCGGTCATCTTTAAACCGTGAAGCAATTTCATTGATTTTAAAATCAGAATAATAATTGTTGAAATCATTGCAAAAATCAACATTTTCATTAAATAAATCAAAATCATTGTTTTTTCTTGCATATATAAAATTGTTTTTAAGAGCTTCTTTAATGCCTTCAAACTCTTCTTTCGTATGTTCCTGCTGTAAATTTGTTTTTTTATCAAATTCGCAAAAGGGATTAGCTGAATAAGTTAGAATATTTTCGGTTGTTGTTGTTTCGGTTGCTGCTGTTGTTGTGTTAGTTTTTTTCATTGTGTATTCCTCCTAAAAAAATGAATAATAAAATATATTTGTTGTTGTTTTTTCAAAATAGTATAATTCACCTGCGGAATTTAGCACTATTTCTAAAAACAAAATGAATACAAAAATGTAAAAATATAATAGATTTAAAATCTTTTTAAAAATTCAATTTCATGAAGTTTTTTTGTTTGAGCTTCAAAAAATTCATTTTGCAGCCCGAAAAAGATTTTTTGTCTATGTTTTTCAAAGATCTAAAAATAATTCAAGCACATTAAAATGTTAATGGATGAAATTACTTTTTTATTTAATGGGGTAGGGCTGATAGGTTCAACCCTCCAGAAGCCTTTTAGATTTTAACGGGGCAAATTGTAAATTTCAGTTTCACCGTTATATTCAACTGTAATTTGATTTTCAGCAACTCCGACATTATCAATTGATAATGATTTTAATATAATTGTTTTTTGGATTAATAATGCAATTATCAAAAAAATTGCAAAACCAATAATTAATAAGATTGTTTTTTTTGCTTTTGTCATTTTTTTAACCTCCTTGATTTACTAAAATAATTATGATATACTTTTAAATAGATTTAAAGGATCTTTTATCCTTTTGGTCTACGACCATTATATCACAATTTGTGATATTTTTCAAGTGATTTTATATACAATGATATAACAATTTGTGATATTTATTTTATGCAATATGCACAATATTAAAAGGTGATATAATGACAATATTTGATAACAGCAACAACAATAATTCACAGGTTAAAATTTCGGAAGCTCGCAAAAAAGCAAGTGCAAAATATACCAAAAAAACATATAAAACTAAAAGTATTTATATTAAATTAACCGATTTGCAACAGGTTGAAGAATACTTGCAAAGTGTAGGCATGAGCTGCACACAGTTTTTTTATAAAGCGTTAAGAGATAACGGCGTTGATGTATAAATATTAAGTGATTAGGCAAGAAAAAAAGCGCTTTTGTGCTTTAACAAATTAAAGTGTTATAAAAAATATAAGTATTTATTTTTTCAAAGTGCATTCGTATATATTTATAAATAATATAATTGTATAATCAATGGATGCACAAATCCCTTTAATGCTTTAATGTGCTAAAGTATTATAATAAATATAACTGTATTTTCTCCCGCTCCCACAAGCTCCTACAAGCTTGCAAAACAGCTTAAAAGCTTTTTTTGACTGTCCGCTTTTTGATGTTTTACAGACAATTAGCAAGTTTTTTAATGCCAGTAAAGGAAATTAACGCAAACTGCTGCAACAAAATAAAAAACAATTTTCTTCAGATTTTAAGAATTAAAAAGAATCAAAAAAACTCCGATATTATCTATCTTTTTTTGATTTTCTTAAAGTTTAAAGCATAATACAAAAAGCAAAAAAGATACAATAATTTATAATTTAAGTTACATAACGCTAACGCTTTATGCCGTACACTAAACAGCTATATATAGGGGGGGGGAGTTTACATTCCCTAAACGGTTTTCATCTCCCCTACGGGGCATAGTACACTCATCCAAATATTCGCCACCAAAAATCCAATTATGAATTTCCCCACCTCCCCTATCTCTAAAATCCCCTATTTTTTGCCCTTATATTTTTTGACCACTTTTTTCCAACCAATTTAAAAATTATTAATGTTTTCTAAATCCCTTAAATACCGCATATTTAAGCCATTTTTACTTATTAAACCTACACAACATTATTTTCATATTTAGCCCCCTTAAACTTCCTTAAAACCTCATTGCTAAGCCATTTTCACGAATTTAACATAAAATTAATAAAAAAACGCAATTTTACAAATTATAGTATTTTCAATGATACAATTAATATTTTATTCAGTTTTTAAGCCATTTTTTAAATAATTTATGCTTTCAATAATTTCATAATCTTAATAGATTCAATATTCAAGTTCATTCCAATTCATTTTCTTAAAATATCGTATATCTAAATGCAAAAAATACTTTATTTTTTTCAACTGCTATTTCTGTAACCATATACAACTTTTAACTTATTACTCTTATTTCCCATTATTACTTAATAATCATATTAAAAAACAATTTCAATTCTTAGTTTAACCACTCATTTTTGTATGAAGTGGTCTTTTTTATTTCTTAAAGATCTAATCAAATAATCACACTACCGTTACAGCAAAATTACAAAAATTATTATGTCAGACAACAAATTGAAAATAAGAGACGAGTAAACTCAGATGTTATTTTCTGTTTGTTGTCGTAAACAGTTGTTGATTGTTTTGCCTTCAGGTGAAACAAGAAATGACTGTTTACCTTTATTGGCTTGACAACAATTATGTGATAAAAAATTTATTTTTTACAATTCACAATAATAAGTATCTCTTATGCTCCTCATAGTCTCTATACGCTCTCAGATCGCAATAAACTCTCTTTTATGTAAAAATACCCTAATACACCAATAACTTTGCTTACAATCAATTTCTAAGCCTTTTAGAGCACATTCTATTTTATTTAATTTTTTAATAATTACTTTTAAAAATACAACATATCTCTATTTTGCTCTATTTTGCCCTGTATTCGATTTTTTACTTTAGTAATGTAATTATACTATTTTTGTATTTTGGTTTAATACAGGGCAATTTTCGCAAGAATAGAATGAATTTTGAACGCAAATGCTTATTACATATTGATTTAATATTAATGTCATAATATTTTTTACTTTTTTTTACTGAAACTATTGCAATTTTAAAATTATCTGTTATAATATATTTTAGATACATCAGTTACAAATGACGGTTAAAGATTATTTGTATTTACATGTTCAGGATTAAATAAGCGTTAGCGTTTTAATCCGTTTAAGGTTTAATTATCGCTAAGCGTTAGCTTAGTGAGAAATAAACCGCAATCAGCCCCCGTAGCGTTAGCTACGGCACAAAAGAATGAATATATTTAACTAATAAGTTTTCTTATTGGTTTGTTTCTTTTTACTTATGTTCACCGTCATTTGTAATTTATGTTTTATTTGACTATTTATATTATTCTTTTGTTTCTTATTTCTTATTTTCTTAATTTTATTTTGAATTTAAAGAAAGAACCAAAGAAAAGATTTACTTATTACCCCTTTAGGGGTAATAA